ACCTACGGTTCCCCTACGACCCCTCCCTGTAGGGAACCTACGGTTCCCCTACGACCCCTCCCTCACTATGTTATCTCTAATGTTACATAGGATGTTAATTCTTAAGGAGGGGGTCATAGGGGGAACCTACGGTTCCCCTACTTTGAGTAAACAAATCTTGTTCGTAGTAGGTATATTTTTAATAATCGCCACATCGTCTTGCTTTTTGATTTCAATACGTTCTCTTTTATTTGGTGCCCGATGTTCATAGCCTTCTACACGTTCTCTTTCAATGGTTTCAAAGGCCTCTTTGATTTTAGGGAATACACTTTCAAACCATTTTTTATTTCGTTTTACTAGAACACACGAAAATTCGTCCAAATAATAATATTGTGTTTCATACAAAGAATGTGTATCTTTTAATTGAAGTCGTTTATTTTCAATCCAGGCATCAATTTCTTCTTTGTTTCCTTTTAAAGAGATTTCAAGAGGCATGTATTCATAAACAGGTTCATTGTTAATGTTTGCAAAATCGGTTATTTTGTTTACAAAATAAAGAATAACCCCACGAGTATCGTGTAATAATTCATTTGTATAAAAATCATCCTCGTGTTCGTATGCTTTAAAACGGGTTTCCAAAAAATCGCATTCATCTAATTCACAGACTTCCATTTGCAGTTGCATTTGAACCCAGTATTCGTTTTTTGGAATTCCGTCAATATCGCGATTGAAAATGTTTTTTATTTCAAGCATCCTTCCGTATAAAGGAGAACTTTGGAGACAATTAATACCATCAGGGGATGCACCAATAAATTTATGGCGTGGGTGTAAAATACACCCAAACGGTTCTATTTGTGTCTTGTAATAATATTCGTAGAACATGATGGAAACAGGTTCAAATTTATTTCCCCAATGCAAAGAAGAATTCACATTTACGAATTTATCTTTTGAGTTCAAGGGGGCACATTTTTCATAGATTAGACTATTATATACTGCCTGAGAACCGAAAACTTTATATAAATTACTTGCGGTCAGTAGACGTTGGCGTAATTCTGACCATTCCTTGGATTTTTGTGTAGTTTGGCTCTGTTCTCTTAGAATCACAAGTTGAGAGTCTAATTCTTTGATTTGGTCGGGTGAACGTTCAATAGTGAAGGTGTTTTTATAGGAACGTGGAATATGTTCTGTTATATCAAAATATGTTTCTATTGTGGTTTTTATAAAATGTTCCAATTCTTGCTCTATATCTTCATTATAAGATTCGTTACCGTCACAGAGAACTTGTAGAATATCGTTAACCATTGAATCCACAAACGTGGATGAATAAAAATTGGGCAATTCTTGTATCATATAATCATCTGCGAGTTCGTATATGGTTTGTTCTAAATCAATGATTTCGTCTTCGTTTAATGTGGAAATCCAAGTTTCGTGTAAATCCAAATCGTCTTCATCATCTTCATCGTCTTCATCTTGTTCCTCGTGTTTATCTTCTTTTTCATCTATGTGATATACACCTTCAATTTCAGAAATGATTTCTTGGTATTCTTCTAAAAGGTTTTCAAAATTATTCATAGTAATAGTAAGATATGGTTTGTATATCTTATTATAATCAATTTTTTAACTGGTTTTCTTTCAAACATCTTTTTTCGTATTATTCAAATCAATAATATTCTGGACCTCAACAGCGTCGTTATTTTTTGCAGACAGTCTTTTAGGTGTTAGTGATTTTAATGTACTGACACGTTTAGCATCGGTGATTTTCAGTGTAAAGTTATGGGTGGTTGTATTGAAATGCAAGGAAGGGATAGATGTGATTTCGTGGTGTTCTTTATCATATATTACGTCTTTTGCTTTTTGTAATTTGGATTTTTCTAAACATTCCACGAAAAATGATTTTAGTGCCTTTACTTCTTTTAATGGGATGCTGTGTTGTTTTCCATATTTCTCTGCAAAACCGTGTAATTTTTGTATTTTAATAGTTTTATCTAATTTATTCCAGGTTTCAGACTTGTTATGCTGTTTTTCCTTTTCTAACATAGCGTCAATTAAGTTATAATTCATTTCATTGTTTGATGTGGTGGTGGCGGTGGCAGTAGAGTCCATTTGTAGAACACGTTGTCTTTATATTATTAATTAAATTGTTTCTAACTCCTTTTTTGTAATACATTTTCCCAACATAATACAAAAAACCCAAAATAAAATGATAGAAGGAGAATCAACAATAAAAACTATTTTCTTTACAACCGATTTACATAAAACAAAAACTCATAGAAAAACAACTGCCCATAGAGAACACGAACACCCAAAGGTACCTGCAAAGAGAATTGTAACAACACTGGATAAATGGAGATTTAAAGAAGAAGACTTTCAGTTTGAAAGACAGTATGAACTTTTAGAACAATTATATAATCAAACCAATCAAACCAATCAAACCAATCAAACCAATCAAACCAATCAAACCAAACAATGTTCTCCCATAAGGGAGGGGGTCGTAGGGGGAACCGTAGGTTCCCCTACTATAGTCCAAGAAATACAAAAAAAAATAGCAGGATACAAGAACCAAGATACAATAAAGAAAATCTATAATAAAGAACTATTTATAAATTTTAATCAGGTTCTAGAGGTGTTGTATAAAAGTTCATTAGAATGTATTTATTGTAAAGAAAAGGTAATGCTTTTTTATGAAAATGTAAGAGAACCTAAACAATGGTCACTAGAAAGAATAGATAATAGTCAGGGACACAATTACGGCAATGTGGAAATTGCGTGTCTATCTTGTAATATAGGAAGGAGAACAATGTATCAAGACCGATATTTATTTACAAAACAATTGTCAATTGTAAAAAAATAACATAAAGCGGATATTGTAAAAGGTTCTAGAGTGTAATGGAAAAAATCCATCAGAATATTCATAATAAATTAGATTACTTTTTACAATCCAATAAGATACCCCATATTATTTTTCACGGTTCATCAGGAACAGGAAAGAAGACGATAGTGTATGATTTTATAAACAAAATATACAAGGGCAATAAATATAATATAAAAACGAACGTTATGTTCGTCAATTGTGCACATGGTAAGGGAATAAAATTTATTCGTGAAGAATTGAAATTTTTTGCAAAAACGAATATTCAAGCGAATTCGGGGGTTCTCTTTAAAACGATAATTTTAATGAATGCCGAGTTTCTTACGATAGATGCACAGTCTGCATTGAGACGTTGTATTGAGTTGTTTAGTTATAACACTCGTTTTTTTATTATTGTTGAGAACAAGAATAAATTATTGAACCCCATTTTATCGCGGTTTTGTGAGATATTTGTTCCTGAATATGTAGAAAATAACAAGGTTCTCAATTTACATCAATATAATTTGAATAAAAAAATGGATCTGAAAGAACACGAACAAGAGAAACAGGAATATTTAGCGACGAAAATAGTGGAACCAGTAGAACCTAACCGTGAGTTGATGAATCATATTCATTTTGTTGAAATGTGTACCGAATTATATGAAAATGGAATATCATGTTTAGATGTTTTGAAATTTGTTGAAACGTGTGGATGGTGGAAAAAAGAGGACGTAGTTTATTTTCATATTGTGTTCTCAAAGGTGAAAATAGAATTTAGGTGTGAGAAGCTATTGATGTTGTTTATGTTTGACCTTTTCTATAGGGGAACCTACGGTTCCCCCTATGACCCCCTCCCTCAATATGTAAATTCTAATTTTAGGTATGATGTAACTCGTTAAGGGAAGGGGTCGTAGGGTCTCCGCGTCCTACGGACGCGATAGGGGACGCTTCGCGTCCACAAACCGTAGGTTTCCCTACTGCGGTTCTATGACCCAAAAAATATATTTAGAAAGTTCATAATAATGGATGATTTTGTAGTTAGTAATTTATATGAGGCGAGAAATGAATGGTCTGTGAGACTCGTAAGTATTTTAACGCCTTTGGTGATACAGGGGATTCGTTCAATTTTTGAGGAATCGTGGAATCTTTGTCTACAGAATAACGAGACTTCTAAATACCTTATGTGTTTTCAGAATCTTCTTTCAAGAGTGCCAAAATGGAATGCAGTGATTATTGAGGAAGAAGTGAAACGCATCATTGAAAAAAGCGGATGTCATTATTTAGAGGATTTGATTACATGTGTTCATATTATTGTATTGAAATTACTCACCAGCATACGCGTTGGAAATAGACAGAAAAAGATTGATATTTCTATTCCCAAACTAGACAATTTCGTTCATAAAGTCTATATTTTAGTGGCGAGAAAGGTGTATTCCAATGTGTATCTATTTGAGAAAAATATATCCTCTTTGCATGTTCAGAAGAATAACCGTGAATTGGAGTCTATAGTGCAAGAATGTATTTTGAACGCAGTTCGTGAGAGTATACCCACCGAGGCAATTATTCGTGCCTATTTGGATGAAAGTGTAGAACAAGAAGAAGAAGTGATAATTGAAAGCATTGACCCTGAGAAAGAAAAAGAGACAGGGTCCGGTAGTGAGGGTCTTGATAACGATGTTTCTAAAACAGAGGAAGGTGCCGACCCAGAAGGGGCGTCGTCTTCGGTAAAAGACGAAACTCCTGAAATCGTGCCCTCAATCAAAAATATAGACGAAGCCCCTGTGGTGACTCGTTTAACATTTAATGATTTTGATTCTATTTTAGACGATTCAAATAATGAAACTAAAGTTGAAGCACCCAAAACGATTGAGCAATTGGAAAGAATAAGTATGGAGAGAACCGTCCAGCGTAAATTGGAAGAAGAACAAAGTGGTGGATATGATGATGATTCACGAGATGATAAAATAAAGATATTTAATGATAGTGGTGATGTGAATCTTACTGATGTAAATGTTTTAGACGAAGCCATGTTTGATTTTGAGGAATTGCCATAGAACCTTTTTTTTGGTTTATCATTTTGAAAGAAGGTTCTCTTTACAGCGTTATTTAGTAGAAAAAAATCTTTATTTAGATTCTATAATGGATAAAATTTTTATTATTGCTTGTCTACTTACTATTTTGTTTGTTATTTTCAAATTCTTGGAAATGAAATACATTGAAAAGGAATATAAACCACTTAAATTAGTGGTGCGAGATGCAGTCTTCGTATTTTTGGCGGGGTTCTCATCAATGTATTTAATTTTCTATTTTGATAATAATATCACGGAATTCTACAATATACTAACTGGTAATAAAACGGTCATTACGAATCCAATGAATACCCAGGTTTTTACTGATGAACCAGGGTTCTAGGTTCTAGTTTTTTTGGGATGGGTAGATAATTCATAATTTATTTGATATATATTATGAATATGCGTTCTGGGGTGTAAAAAATCAATTATAATAAGCAGGTAGTTCGTCAATGTTAATACCAGATTCTAACTTTTTATATTTTCCCTTTGTTTTTAATAGAAACTGAGAGAAAAAGGGGTATTTTAGTTGTTCTTCGGGAGTATGATTATGAACTGTTTTCGCAATCATTTTATAGAGTTTGAAATCTTTGTATCTTTCTTCGCCATTTTTTTTATAGAGAACACTCTTTCCATTATCATCAAGACACCAGCGATAAATCGTTTCTTGGAAATCGTCGCGCGATTCATTGACATCATCTATTAAAAAGTCATAGATAGAACAACCCAACCGACATAAATCAAAACTATAGTTAGGTTCCAATCTGGGGATTTCGGGATTGAAAAAAGGTTCACAGTTATATTGGGTGGACGCATCACCACCGGGTGCAAAACTATCACTGCATAAAATTTGGTTCTGGAATTTATAGATACTTCTACCGAAATCAATAATTTTGAATATTTTGCCGAATGTTGGAACTTTGTATTGTTTCTTATTGTATTCATAGAACAAAAAATCGGCATCGGTATTTACATACATAATATTGTTCGTATGTAGATCGTTGTGTGTAAATTGGAATGTTTTTTGGTAAGCGATAAGAGTCATTATGATTTGAAAAAGAATACTAGCACCTTGTTGTTGATTGGTGATTTTTTGTTTTTCAAAGAGTTCGTCTAATGTTCCGTCATATTTTTCTAGACAAATCATTTGAACGGGGAAATTATTTATAAATGCGAATTTTTGGGTTTCTTCCTCAGATGATTCATAGCTTTCAAATTCACTATCTTCAGAATTTTCACCATTTTCACCTTCTTGTTCATCTTCGTCATCTTTTTCACTTTCACTTTCACCTTCACCGTCCTGTTCATTATCGTCATCTTCCTCGTCGTCTTCATCTTCATCGTTTTCATCGCCATCGTCGTCATCTTCCTCATTGTCTTCAATACCCTCTGATGTTTTTACCTTTTCGTAAACCAAAAAGGTTTCATCTTCATTGCTAATATCTTTGGATTGTTGTTCTTGTTCAGGTTCGTGTTCATCTAATGCCGTCAAAGATACAAAGGAAAGATTTCTTTTTGTTTCATTAATGTTTATTTTTTCTTTATTAGCACGTGAGTTTTTATTAAAGAAATAATTAGAAGTATTACCATAAATACCAAACAATTTATTAATGTTATTGTGGAAAAAGGCCGAGGTTTCTAAATATTCATAATCATCTGTTATGTTCATTTTATATTTTTCCTGAACACCAAGGTAAGAACCACAGAATTGAACACCATGTATAAAAGAATGATGATTAAGTAATTGACTACTTAAATAAGAGAAAAAGCAGTCAACGTAAGAAGCATTGTGTATTTTTTCCAGTTTTGGGTATGATGGTGTTTCTAAAGAAGGTAGTGATATAAGTAGAGGGTTTGATAAATCATAATTTCCGGTCATATATCGTATTGGGTCTAACAGAGGAGAGAATTTAATAAATCCTTCTTTTTTTATCACTTTTTTTGAGGGGTACTCAATAACATGATGTAAATCATGGAATTCATATTTTTGATTTAGGGAAATGTTGTTGATGTTTATGCTTGGGTCTTTGTCCTTGAAAAAGCAACCATATACAGGGTTGTATTTTTGAAAAGATAAAAAATGAAATGCATTGTAGTTGTTTTTTTCATCTTCTTCTTTTGGTTGAAAAGTGGGGGCTAATGACTGAATATCTAAAGATGCTAAAAGACGATAATCTAAATTGAATTTTGTGGTTTTTGATTTCATACTTATTAGTTTTATGAATATACAGGTATATACTTAATTTAATTTATTTGTTTTTTTGATTTTTAACCCAATGTAGGGAACCTACGGTTCCCCTACGACCCCTCCCTCAAGAATTAACATCCTATGTAGCATTAGATATAACATAGTGAGGGAGGGGGTCATAGGGGGAACCGTAGGTTCCCCTATACCGTAGGTTCCCTCCTTTCCCTACTGTGTAAATCTAAGCGTTAGATATATAGGTGTATAGATATATAGGAAAAATGGCTACATCTTTAGAACTAAAAAAGTTTGATATGCGACATATTACATTTAAGCCCGATGAAAATAAGGGTCCTGTTATTGTTATGATTGGACGTCGTGATACGGGTAAATCTTATTTAGTAAGAGACCTTCTTTTTCATCATCAGGATATTCCTATAGGGACGGTTATTTCAGGAACAGAAGCAGGAAATGGTTTCTATGCTAGTCACGTTCCCAAACTATTTATTCATGACGAATACAACACTGTTCTCATTGAAAATGTTTTAAGAAGACAAAAAATCGTCTTGAAACAAATGACCAAAGAAATGGAAACCTATAAGAGAACCACGATTGACCCCCGTGCATTCGTTATTTTAGATGATTGTCTTTATGACCAAAGTTGGACTCGTGATAAAATGATGCGTTTATTGTTTATGAACGGACGGCATTGGAAGGTAATGTTGATCATAACTATGCAGTACCCGCTCGGAATACCGCCGAATTTGAGAACAAATATAGATTATGTCTTCATATTACGAGAGCCATATTCAACAAATCGTAAAAGAATCTGGGAAAACTATGCTTCTATGTTTCCCACATTTGAGTCATTCAATTCTGTAATGGACCAGACGACAGAGAACTATGAGTGTCTCGTCATAAATAACAACAGTAAGTCAAATAAACTGAACGACCAAATCTTCTGGTATAAAGCAGAACAACGACCTGATTTCAAGCTGGGAAGTAAAGAATTTTGGGAAATATCCAAAGGAATGGGCGATGATGACGAGGAAGAACAGTATGACCCGAGTAAATCAAAGAAGAAAAATGCGGGACCGCAGATAAGTGTCAAAAAAACTAAGTGGTAAATAATAAGTATATTTAGTTTTGCTTTTTAAAAACGGATTTATATTGCTTTTAATATAGATTAATAAAAACAATATAAAGAAACCCCTATATATAATGTATATACTCACAACAACAATGGACGCATCATTTAATATCGTAGCACTTATTGAGACTAACCCTATCAGTCGTTTATCTAATGTATATAATAACCGTTTTCTCACAAAAATTAAAGAAAGTTTCAGTGAATTAGAACAGCAAATGTTTGTGTCTTCTTTTTATTGCTATTTAAATTATAACCCAACAAATGACTATGTAATAGATTTGGATGACATCTGGAAATGGTTGGGATTTTCTCAAAAGGCGATGGCGAAAAGAACACTTGAAAAATATTTTGTAATTGAAAAGGATTATAAATGTTTGCTCTGCCGATCGGCAGAGCAAAAAAACGAAGGGCGTGGTGGTCATAATAAAGAAACTATATTATTAAATATCAATACATTCAAGCTTTTCTGTATCAAAGCCGAAACGAAAAAGGCGAATGAAATTCACGAATATTTTATAAAATTGGAGAGTATTTTACAAGAAATGGTTCAAGAAGAAAGTAATGAATTGAAACAACAATTAGAAAAAATAAACAACGCATTAGAAGAAAAAGAAAAATTATTAGAAGATAAAGACAACGAAAAAAATGTATTATTGACAGAAAACGAAATGTTGAAAAACACAACCACAAAAGATCCAATTATTTATATTTACCAAACAGATACCAGAAAAGGTGAAAAATATTTCCTGAAAATAGGAAGCACAGAAAATTTCAATCAACGAGCAAAACCATTTAATCAGGTTAACCCATTTGGTAGAATGGTTTATTCTGTCAAGATACCCAAATATAATCTAAAAACCATTGAATTTTTTATTCACGAAATAATGAGGAAGTATCAAGTAAAGCAAGAAATATTTGATATAGACGTTGATAATGCAAAATACATCATCTCCAAACTCGTAAATCTTTTAAATGTATGCGAGATGCAAGACCAACGTGAACAATTATTAAAATTGACAAAGGTTGTTGAATATGAAATGAATGTTTTGAATGATGTTGAAAATATTCAAATTTCAAAAAGAGAAATGTCAACTCAAACAGATTTTGAAGAACCAGAAAACATTATATTAGCAAGACCAACATCAATAACAATTGATAAAAACGAACAAACCTTTATTGATTTCATAAATAACCATTGTATTGTAGAACCTACTGCAGAGGTATCTACTGTAGATATACAAGGTTTATATAGGATTGTTTATAAAAACGCAGAAAAAGAAATATATCATGCGTTTATGGAATTTTTGAAGAAAAAGTTTTTATATGCAAGACTTCATACACAAAATAAAAATGAAAATATCAATGGGTTTCGTGGAGTAAAACTGAAAGAAATTGTATATACACAAACGTCATTACCAACAGACGAAGAAATTTTCGTGTTTAATTGTTGTAAATTTCATCCAGGTGCAAAAGTTCTAATGGTTGATTTGTTTGAAGAGTATAAAAACTGGAAAATGAAATTAAAAAAAGAAATCAACGAAGAAGAAGACAAGAAGAAGTTAAGAGGTTTTTTGAATAAAACAAATTATGTTTTCTTTTCCACAATATGGCACAATGGCGGGTCTGGGCAAGGGTTTTACGGTTTATTATTGAATAAACAACAAATCGTATACGAAAGAGTGGTAAGTTCTACAGCAAAAACGATAGAAAAGCGAGATTATATTACAGATAATGTATTGAATACATGGAATACGATTAAAAAGGCATCTACAGAAGAAGGATTTTCTGCGGCAAAAATGAGTAGGGCGGTAAAAAATAAAATCATATTTGATAATAAACATTACTATTGCGAACAGGGTGTATAAAATAAATGCAAAAAGAAAATACTTGTATAATATATAATGAGTGACAGAAGAAGACTCTATAATAAATACAAAGTTCCACCCGAATATAAAGAGTCGGATGTCTCAGATTTAGGAGATGAATTTGAAATTATGAATAGTAACAGAAGAAGAACACCCAAAGCCCCACCCGAATATAAAGAGCTGGATGTCTCATATTTAGAAGACCAACTTGAAGGTCTTAAACTATCTGAATTACCAGAAGTACCTACCACCCCATTAATGCATCATGCACCTACACACGAAATTGTGTTAAAACCCCGAGGAGTAAAATTAACCAGAGAACAAGAAAATGCAAGAGCAATTTCAGAAGAGATAGAAAGACAAAGACGATTAGACCAACGTCTTAGAGAAATCAGAAGAAGAACCGAGAGGGGGGGTGGAAGAAAAAAACAAAAAAGAAATAGAACAAAAAGAAACCGAAAAACAAAAAGAAAGAAAACGTAAAAAAATTACGATTATTACAACTAATACAAAAACTACAACTACGAAATACTTATACTACTTCTACATAACTATAACTACATAATTCAATTCTTGATAGCGAGTGCGGTGGTGGCGGTGGGTGCTGTGCCAAAAAACATATTGCTTGGTCCTCTAAATTCTCCTGCCTTCGTGATTTTTTTCTTTTCTTCAGGTTTCAATTTCTGTGTCTCGGTTCCAGTGGAAGCAGTTGTATTCACATAACGCGATGGGTCATAAATAATGAGGCGAATCATCGTGTTCAAATCAGCAATGGTGTTCTCGTGTAATCCATTAATATTTCCGGCAAACTTAGCAGGGTCTAATGCAACAATGATTGCAATTAAATCCGCCTTAGTAAAAGGTGCACCTTCTCTGTCCAATTGTTTCTTGGTGGTTTCCAAGAGCGCATTCTTTGCATTCATCTCGGCCAAAACCATAACCCCATCATCATTGTTTGTAGAGTTTTTGATTCTTTGAACAGCGTCGTTTTGTAATTGAGTTTCAATGGCACTGATTTCGTTTTTACGAAAAGAGATGAAATTCATGCGGTTTCCTTTGACTGTCTCTCTTTCCTCTTTGGTGCGACGAGTTTGCTTTGTTCCTTGTGTGTTTCCCATTTTTGCTTGTTATTATATTATTACTTTTGTTTTGTGCAATAAATGAATTGTGTTAAAAGTATTTCAGTTTTATAGACCAAAAAATCATTTATCTTTGAAATAATCGGTTTTCATATTTGTTACTAAGAACTTTTCTAAATAATCTTCCATAAAAACCTCTTTCAAGTTCTCGTGTTTTTTATAAAAAACATAAGAGTCGTCTACTTTCTTTACAGTCCACCCCTTTTCCAATGCATTGTTAATAAAAACCATTTTTTGAAATTTAGGTTTATCAATTTGCATGTTATCAGGGATTTCTAAATTAATTACTGAAGAGGACATTTGCTATATAATTTCCTGAATTTATATTTTTTATTAAACAACGAATATGATAATATAGAAATTAGAATCTATATTCTCATAATAACAAAAAACCCCACAAAAATGAATAGTCAAAACAAAAAGGCAAATAAGCCGTCAAATACACTTGACGAGGTTCATACAGAAATGATAAATAAATTCAATGATAATGAGAACAATGTCATACCGTCTTTGATAGATGAAAAAAGGAAACTGACTCGTATTTTGAAAAATCTCCAAGAAGGGAATCATATAGAAAAGAGACTGGATACACAAGACAAAATACAGGCAATTAATGAAGAAATAAAGAAAATGCGTAGAGAGAAAAAGGAATATTTATTAAATAATTCAAAGTATATTTTCAATTATTTTGAAGAGAAAAAAAAAATAGGTAGCGGCGAGAACAACCAGAATGTAAATAAATTAAACACATTTTTCAAGATAAAGGAAACGGTTGAAAATCCCCAGGTTCCAGAGAACGAGAAGAACAAATCAATGCAATACCAAGATTATTGGTATAATGTTAAAAAAGAAATACCGAATATACAAGACTATGTTGTTCCATCAGATGTATGTTATTTTTGTCATCAAGGTGAATTGATACCACAAGAAGATGAGGGAATATTAATATGCAATAACAATAATTGTGGGAAATTCATATCCTTTATTGTTGATAGTAGCAAACCGTCTAACAAAGAACCCCCCAACGAGGTATCTTACACTGCATATATTAGGTTGAATCATTTCAAAGAGATTTTATCGCAATTTCAGGCGAAAGAAACCACACAAATACCAGAGGAAGTAATTATTGCAATCCGTAATCGCATTAAAAAGGAGAGAATTAAGGACTTGAAACAATTGAATTATGATAAGATGAGGGAGATTTTGAGGAAATTGGGTTTGAATAAATACTTTGAACATATTCAATATATTAATTCTATTTTTGGTATTAAACCGCATATAATGAGTGAAGAATTACACGAAACATTATGTGTTCTCTTTATTGAGATACAGAAACCATGGTCAATAAATTGCCCGGCAAATAGAACCAATTTCTTCAATTATACTTATACACTTTATCAATTATGCGTTTTATTAGACCAGACACAATATTTGCCCTATATTCCACTACTGAAAGACCGGACCAAGCAATTAGAACAGGATTTCATATGGAAAAAGGTGTGTGATGATTTGGGGTGGCAATTTTTCCCCACAATATAAGGGAACCAATGGTTCGTGGGTGCAAAGCACCCCCGCGTCCTACGGACGCGGAGACCCTATGACCCCCTCCTTCAATGAGTAGGTTCTTGTGTTTAGCCTCCAGAACGCGGGCGGAGGTTAGACATTGTAAAAATAATAAACAATATTTATTTTTTATTTTTAGTTAGGTTGGGAACAGAACAGCCTACAACGTAGATGGTTTCTTTAATGTGGTTCTGTTGGTTTTAGATTTTGTTTTAGGTTTCAAAGATAGTGTTTTACGACGGGTCAAAGATTTTCGTTTTGTTGGTGATGAAGCCGAGATAGGGTCTATTTTATAAACATCATAATTTGACCTCGCTTGACAATGGTTTGCACTTACCCAATTACCTATATGATATGCAGCATTATGACTTATAGTATGGGTGAATTTTGTATTAGGAAAAATATAAAACAACTGTTCTGTACTATTTGCAGAATCAACTAATTCTTCATAACGAACTAATACTTTGAAGCCCATATCCCCAAGTGGTATAGCAACATATTTTTGATTTGCATCAAACTTTATCTTTTTATCATTAGTGCCTCGTATAAAATCACCATTACATTCATAGAACCATTCAGCAGAATCAGTAAGATATTGATTAAATTCGGGGGGTGTTAATACAAAAGCCTTTTTATGGGGGGTAATAAACACCTTGCTATTTTCTTCAATAGGTGCCATATTTTTCAATATATCTTTAATAGGGATGTCTTCTAGTTCAACAACGTTATATGCAACTGGTTTGTTCAATTGTTTCATAGCAGTTAATTTTTGACTGAATGATTTTTCATACGGTTTTCGGTCCTTAAATGAAAGTACATTGTAATCTAAAACAAAATTCACTGTTTTTAATGGTTCTCCTTGATATGTTTTTCCTAGATATGGATCTTCTAGATTTCCTCTGAAGTTCCTAATTGGACCTCCGACAAGATCTATGTCTTCATTAAGTTCCATATAAGCATCTATATTTTCTCCTACTGCTAACTTAAGCAATTTGGTAAATAATTCAGTGGGAAGAAATCTTGAAAGGCATAAAAAACAGAATAAGCCAAAATCCAATTCATATTTTAAATGTAACATTTTTTCCCAACCAAACGACATCATTGCTTTCTTAAAAACACTGATATCATCTAATGTAGGTAAGCAACTAATTAAACGTATTAGGGTTTCATATTTTTGTAATTTTCCAATATCAATAATTCTTTCTACACCTACAAGCATTTTTTTAATAGCCCATTCTTTTTGATTAAAAATAATTTTTTTGCCAGTAAAAGTTATATTTTTCAAAGATTTTGGTAATTGAAAATCAATTTTAAAGCCACGTTTGCTGTATTTTTTAATACGATTATAAATAAAATAATTTCCGTTAAATAAGGAAGTAATATAATCCTGGCGTAAATAACAATTCATATTATCCGTGATGTTTTCAGTAGATTTTACTTCTACTCCATTATACCATGTTTCACTGCATGTTAAGTCAAAATTTTGTACCACACTCTCAGTTAATATTTTATCGGCAACTACCATAACATCAAATGAATCAATATTTAAAAAATCATTTATTCTTGTACCACGTAATGGTAACGTAATAACCCACATAATTTTATTTTTTCTTAAAAATGAATCGTCGTAAGCAGACGCAAAAACATTTCTTCGTATTAATGGATATCCGTCAATTATTTCAAGAGGGTTATAGTATTCACGTGGGTTCAAAGAAGGCGTTAAAAAATCAAAGAATTTTTTTACACTTTTGAAAGGGATGTAAATATCTAAATCACTTGATTTGAATGTTTTTTTGGAGTAAGCAGACAATACAAAACCACCTGCAACACACGCGTCACATTCATGGATTATTTTACGAAAACGCTCAACAAAATCTTGTATTTTTGTTTCTGTATCTGTATTCAATTCTTGTTCTTCTATATTAGATTTAAGCGCCTCTTTAAATTTGTTCTCAAATGGGGCAATCGGGTGTTTATAAACCATTTTCTATATATTGTATTTATATTTACATTTATAATCTAAATACAATGAAATATTTGTTTCTTTAACCTCTAAATCGCGGTCTGTCCCACATGTGGGACGGACCGCGTTTTTAAGAGGTATACCTCCACCCGATTTTCCATAAGGAAAATCGGGCACGAACGTGGGTGTTTTAACACCCGCGTTCTGGAGGTTAATGGAGAGAGAAAGTAGAGATTCGTCTCTTGAACCATAGGTTCTCTACTTACATAGGGAAACGAACAAGGTTCAAGCCCAAACCAAGACCAGCACCCTGTCTCATGGCGTCGCCAATAGAAGGAACGAAGGTGTCAAGAACAGCAAAACTGGCGGCACCGGTGAGAGAAATAACCACAATCTCCTCAAGGTTCAAAGCCTTGCGGGGGACAAGAAGGGAAATAATAGCAATTACAAGACCCATAACAAGATACTTAATAATGCGTTTGATAAGTTCATTGAAATCAAAACTGTATGCCATTCTTTATTATATATATTATAATGAAATAAAAAAAATATTAATATAATAAAAAAAGGATATAAACATCAAACACATACTATTCTATAATTCCTAAAATGTCAAATTTTGAAAGAAAGACTTTGCCGAATGGGTCCCCTAACCCTAAATATATTGACTTATGTGACGAGGACGCCGCTATTTCGGGACAAAAATTTGTATGTATGTCGTTTGTATCGCCCGATAAAATACTAAAAAAAAGAGAGACTTTTTTGTTTGATAAGTTCGTTGAGTCATGGGATTTTTCTAAATCAATGGGAAAATTTACCGATTTTTTACACTTTATTTCCTATAAATATCAATTGAATTTTGATGACATTAGCAAGGATTACCAAGATTTCCTAAAAGAGGAAGAAACCAAACTGAAATCGGTGAGTGTTGAGGATGATTACAAGAACTTTTTGGACAAAAACGAGGATAAACTAAACGAGGCCTTTAATAGAGAACATTCTTTCCAGACATCAGTGAGAGGTTTGAAGGTTCGTGGTGTATTTTCTACACAAGAGGAGGCGGAACTTAAATGTAAGAAATTGCGAGAGGGCGACCCTAACCACGACATCTATGTTGGACCGGTGGGTGTCTGGATTCCTTGGGACCCCGATGCGTATAAGACCGGCAAGATTGAATTTATGGAAGATGAGTTAAATCAACTACATCAAGAGAAACTTAAGAATGAGGAGAAGGCAAAACAAGCATTTGAGACACGTGTCAAAGAGGCCAAGAAGAAGGCGATTGAAGAGAACATTAAATTGGCCGAGGTGACGGGTAATAAATTGACCCAGACAATTGACGAGGATGGTAATCTAATTGGTGTAAAAGAACGCATTAATTTTGATGAAAGAGAGGTCGCTGATGAAGACACCGCTGCTGATATTCGTAACGAACTGTTCAAAAAATCTTCAAAAAAAGAAGATTAGAAATAACAACAAAGAAATAGAAAAACGATAAATAATATAAATTTTTATATTATTTTTGTAAAGTAAATTATAGATATAGACTAAAGAAAAGACCCAATATGTTTTAGAACATCAGTATTGAGAACATTTTTTCCAGAAAGATTTTCAATAAACAACATATATTCTTTTCTACGTAAATAAGTAATTAGTTCTGGTTCGTTTTTTGCAATACGCTCCAGTGTTCTGACCGTAAACCCGAATGAAGAACAACTATGTCCAGGGAAATCATTGCATATTTCAGTTTGTATCAAATTAACAGTAGGGTTATTATTAAACATAAAGCCTCCCTCGGGCGGTTCGTAAGTTTTCAAAAAACCCCACATATTTATTCTTTCAATAGTTTTTATTCCTGATAAGAGTTCAACTGTATTCAAAACCTCTTCCAATGTTTCTTGGTTTATCTTAGATTTGGTATTCATATGTTATAAGCAATTCGTTTTTATATTGTAAGTAATTAGTTACCCATTTGATATTTCAATTTTATGTTTTTTAGTTATCCGATTGTTTTTTTTGGTGGTTTTTTTATTTTTTTTCGTTTTTCCTTTTTTATCTAATTCATTATCGTGGTCAAAAATAAATTTATTTCCAAATATTTGTCCATTTCCTTGTAATGTAGTATATTTATGTTTTTTGATAAAATCTCCTGTAATAAGTTTTTTCAGTTTCTTTATTTTTACAATGGGATTGTCGCTATTATTAGAAAACATAGAAATCAAATCACCATTTCTTTTTATAATAAAGGTGTTATCTGGTTTTTTACCTTTGTATGGTGCAGGATTATAAACTATTGTTTCGGCCCCCTGATTGCCGTAAAGATATGCATAGATAGCCCCTTGACTATCACCAATTGTACTAAGATTGGTTTTTAATAAGTGTTCAACCGCCTCTTCAATGTTGACAGTGAGCTGGTTATCTATCGGTTGTAAAAGACTATTGATAGATTCAATAATATTTTTTTTTGACTTGTCAATATTATGTTCTTTGTTCTTATATAAAGAAATCAAATATTTTTTTATATTTTCGTGTCCAGATTTTGCAATTTGGTTGCGAATGGTAATAAGTGATTGTGTATGTACAAAAAACATATTTCTTATATTATTAATAATATCTTTTGAACTTTTCATATCTGTCCCTCTATGAATTGCGATAAATCTTACATTTGTGGGGTTGAAATATACTTTAAAAAAATCATTGTAAAGCAAATTATTATTCATATCTAATGGTATTACATCTATTTTATTTTCTAAATAAGAGTCGTTTTTTTTGTAAATAGCACGAATCAGTCCGTATAATTGGTTTCCCGTGAATGCACCACCTGTATGTTCTCTATATTTATGGGTATTTCTTTTATTCATTCACTATATAGTTTATACTATATAAATATATATATAAAAAAACAATATAAAGAAACGGTGTTATAGTAGTATGTGGGGAGTCCTAATAGATGAACCTCACTAAAAGCGTAGATGTCCGAGTGGTCTAAGGAGGTGGGCTTAAGATCCACTGGAACAACGTTCCGCGTGGGTTCAAACCCCACTCTGCGCAAAAATTATTATCTTACAGCAATTACACTTTTTTGGCTATAAAAAACAACAGATAATAGCACAATTCTATTGAGGACTTTTAGCTCAGTTGGTCAGTTAGCGTGTGGCTGTTAACCACAAGGTCGCAGGTTCAAGTCCTGCAATGTCCGTTTATATCTATTTTATTTTTATTTTGTATAAAAATAAAATACTTATATTGTATAATGAGTCGCTCAAAAAATATATCACTGGATGAAATAAATACACATATACGAATATTTCGCCGGTTGATAACCCATCTACAAATCCGCGAAAATATAGTAGAACATAATAACGAAGGTGGAAAATACACGGTCGGCCCGACAATATTGTATATTCCCAAAGAATATTTGAATATAATTACAGAGAATAAGAAATACGATAATTATGTATTTGTAAATAGTGGTTTCAAATTACCAGAAGGTTCAAAGGGGACTATATTTATAAAAACATCAACGGAAGACAGAAACGTCCATTTATGTGCGTATATTTTCAAGGATAATAAAATGACTATTTTTGACCCTGCATGGCATCCTGTGAATAAAAAAGGCGAATATTCAGAGGATGATTTTTACGAGGATTTGCAAAAAATAATAAAAAAATACAAGCCAAAGTATTCATATGAAATTGTTAAAACGGGTGGTGATAAAAGTATTCAAAGCTATTTAGGGAATGATATTTTTTGTCAATCTTGGTCTTTGAAATGGCTATTGGAAGACGGTGAAATGGAATTCCCGAATTCATTAAACGCTGTAGTTACCAGAATAATAACGATTTTACAAGAACTAACTGTAATAATAAATAGGACCCCTGATTTTATTTATTTGTTTCCCAAAGAGAAATGGGAAATAGAGATGGATATAGATAAAATTACAAGAAAAACAATAAATAAAAAATGGGATGAGGTTGTTGAAATATTACAAACCCAGTTAACAAAACCCAAGATTATCAAACTTTATACGCCATCATAGAGTCCCAATCTGAACCACACCAAATACTTGTGCAAAATAGTTTGTTTCGTATTCTAAAACGTCTTTTAAATATGCATAATTGTTCATTTTAAGGTAATCAATAAAATACCTTTGCATATCATTGTCATGCCCTATTTTATCATCTAAAGAATAATCTTCTTTTATTATATTTTTATTTTTTTGAGAAACATTAAAACAATCAAGTAATTGGTTTAAAGTAATATCGTTTTTATTTGAAATATCATTTTGTTCTGTTATTATTTTGCATATAGATTCGCATTGTTCATTCGTGGTCCTTTCAATTTCGGTCATAAAAAACTTATGTAAAACTTTGGAATTGGGTGCATTTATTAACTCTATATAGACTTCTAGTTCTTCACAATCATCCAAATTTTCTATTTTATAGATATAATCATTTGTGTTTTGGGTGTTAAACCTACTTGAACACAATTGTTTTGCATGTTCAACCGCCTTTGTGACCTCAGACGAGTAACCATGAATGATTATATTTTGTTCTTTTCTGTAATTGGTAAATTCAATAACTACAAACATAGTTTATTATATACTTTGACATATAAATATATACTAAACGAATGTCCCTATCAATTTTACAGTAGTGTTTTTTGTAATTTTTCTGTAATGAACGCTTCTATGATTTCGTTTATCTTTTCTTCTTGTGTATACATATCAATCACTAAATGGAATTTATCTCTCGGCAATTTTGCGAGTTCTTGCTCGGATGAATGGTGTAGGTTCTCTATATGTTGTTGATAATTGTCCGGATAAGTTTTTTTAATGCGTTCTATTTGTTTTTCGGGGGAAATTTCCAGATAGATAAGAAGGAAATTGTTCTCTACCATCGCATTAAATTCGCTTAATAATCGGGCGTCTTCTATGATGACATTTGTGTTGGGTTGATTACATATTTTCATTGTATGTTTGGTAAATATGTCTTCGTCAATATCTCGCATTTTTCTGCCAATATCTTGGAGTAATTTCCGGTCTTTTTCTTTCATATCAAAGAGATTATAGGCAATCTGGTAAATCATTGACGCAAATGAAAATTTTGTGAATTTTTCGTAATAAGTGGCTTCCATATAATAAATGATGTAATTCGCCAAAGTGGATTTTCCAGAACATAGGGGACCGAAGATACCGATTTTCATTATATTATGTTGTTGGTTTTATTTGAAATAATACTATACTTTGATTATTTTTCAATTTTATGGTTGTAAATCTAGATAAATATGTATAAAATTGAAATATAATAAAGTTTCTATGTATATTATAACTATACCCATAACTATTATGAATAGCGAAATGTTAGAACTTTTCAATTTGGTTGATAATGAGGAACTTCTACAAAATAAAACGAAAGAAGAGTTAATTGATATAATTAAACAACTAAAAAATTGTTGTGTAGCGTTGATGAACAATAATTACCATCTTTTACAAAGTAATGAATATTTATTAAATACAAATGAACACTTATTGAATGAAATCAAAAAAATTAAGGAAACTCTTGAACAAATTAAAAAGGAAAATGCTGAAATTAAAAAGGAAAATGCTGAAATCAAAAAGGAAAATGCTGAATTGAAAACTGAAATTGTTGAATTAAAATTGGAAATCGTTGAATTGAAAAAAGAGAACGCCGAATTTAAAGAAAGAATTGTTGTTCTTGAAAAAAGAAATGTTATTTTAGAAACCAGAGAAGCAAAAAGAAAAATAATAACATCGCTTCAGGATTTGAATTCTATTGATTTGTTAGAACAAAAATTAAATAATCCTTATAATAAATCTATTCAGCAATTAAGAAAATACCGTAATATTATTAGTCATTATACATTTGAGGAAGACGATGATGAACTGATTAAGTATAAAAAATTGAAAATGTTAGAACATTACAAGAACTTGGATAATAATTTAATTCTTGAATTAGATAAAAAATATAAAACAGGATTTATTGCCGAAATTATTAATTATTTGGAAAGCCTACAGTTAAAACCTAATTTGAGTTTAATTTCTATTGATGATATTGAAGAAGCCGAAGATTGGTGGTATGATGCGTAAGGAACCTACGGTTCAAGAGACGACGCCCAATTCAGTTAAAAAAGTGGCTTCTTGAATACCTCCAAGGGGTTGCGTTTCACGCAATACCTTTTCTTCACTATCAAAATCCCTAATATTCGCAACAATATTTCTTATTTCTAATAATTTTCCTATTTGTGTTGCTTGAAAAAGAGGGGTAAAAATTATTTATATCGTTTTTAAATAGATATTATTGTTAGGGGGAGGGAAACATGTAATGCCTATAAAATTGAAATATTTATTTCTATATTTCTCTTACTATTTTCCATATAAAATTTTTATATATATCTCCATTTTCACTCGCTTTTTTTATTGTTTTATGACAAGTCTTATAAATATTACATACATCTTGAAGACAATGATAAGTTTCAATAACGTTATTTGTTTCAGGGTCAATTTTTTGAACATGCTTAGAACATGTGGTTGATAAAAGAGGTTCTGGTAATTTTTCTGTAAATGTTTCTTTTAGTTCATCAGAACAATCATCATACATTTTCCAATAAAACCCACCTGATAGTTTATAATTTTTAATTGCTAATGAAATTGAACAAGCCGATAATCCAATATTTTGTGCTGCTACATTTATACTTGAATAAACATTTATTATTTTGCTTTTCTCTTTATTTATTTGTGCCACAAGACCTTTGTTTCTTGTATTTATTATTTTATTATCTTTTGTAATAGGAATCTGCTGTGGGAGCTTAATTTCATTATTAGAGTCTTCTAAATCAATAAAATACCACCTATAATTATTTTGAACGGTATTATTTAAACATGCTGTTCTAATATGATAATCGTGTATTTTGGGGTCATCTAATGACCGTGCCGCATCACAAAAACTAAAATAGGTTGATATTGGTGTTTTTAAATCATTTAGATTATATTTATAAACACGCCGGTTTGATTTAATTTGGCTATCAATGACACCTATTTCATCATTTTTTGGTGTTCCAATAACTTCATTTTGCGGTTCTTGTAAAAACCTTTCAAGAAGATTTTTTTTAATGATTTTATCTTCAGTTGAATTTATAATTTTTAATAATTCTAACTGTTCTAATGACTTGGTTTCTTGTAATTTTATCTTAGAATATTCTAATTTTTGGTTAAAAGATATATTATCAAAAAAGTCAATATTTTTTTTAATTATATTTTCAAGAGTGTTATATGTAAATTCATTTGTAATATTTATAATTTCTGAACTTGGTAATCTATGTGTTTTTATGTCTGGTCTATTTAATAAATATTGTTCAAATTTATGTGGTCTATTACAAGGAAATACATCAATTAATAGACAATCTTTATGATATTGTCTATGGTCTATTAGTCTTGTTTTTATATCATCTGTCTCGCCAATCTTTATTATAAAATTTTCTGTATTATTATTTTCATCTGGCAATTTCAATAAATAAACACATGGGGTATCGTTGTATGCTTTAATTAATTCTTTTTCTCTTTCTTTGTCATTTTGTTTTTTAGTTTCTTCTAATATTTTATCTTTATTTTCCAACATTATTTTTTGTTGTTCTATATGTAGTTTAAATTCATTACATTCTTCTTTTATTGTTTCATGTAATATTTTTTCTAATTTAATATAATATTTATGGATTTGTTTTGCTTTTTCGGTTCCAGCAGTTAAACAAAACATTTTAAACGTTTCAATAGTAAGCATAATAGTTTCTTTATTTTGACCACCTTTTGTATCATTTATTCGCTCCGCAAGTTGGCGGAGCGATATTTTATAGTCTATATCTGGTTTAAAATGTTTTTCTAATACTTTTTTTGCGTTATCTTTTCTACTAAACTCTAACCATTTCCATATATTATCTAAATCAACAATAAAGTCTGTTTCATTACAATTTAAATAACAATAAAAACTTGCAACAAACAAATGTTGTTCATTATCATTAAAATGTTCTTTAATTTTTGTGATAAGTTTATTTTGATAAGTATCAGTAAGATTAGAAATTGGATTTTTTTCAATAAGTTCTACAATATTTAAGTTTGACATTGTTAATATAATTATATATTGACGTCTTTCTATATCGTTTTTGTTAAATATATATTAAAAATTAGGCGGTTTAAATTGAAATTGGTATTACTAATTTCTTTGATAACACAATTGTAGAAAGAAATAAACATCTACAAGAGTATTACGGTGATTATTTACCGACCAATTATGTATAAACTCGTTTATAGGTTTCAAAAAAAATAACATAATAATAATTACCAATAAAGCAGTATTTTTATTAAAAAACTTAATAAATTAAATCACAAATTATTTATTTAGCAAAATCTTGAAATTTTTTTCTTTTGTAAGTATATAATCAAAGATGGCAGGCGGATGAACAAAGAAACACTGCATCAGTCCGAGTTAGTATGTATAAAGATACTAGCTAGTCCGAGTGTAACGGGCGACACTTTCAAATTGCGGGAATCTCCTTGTTTTGTATTACCACTTTTTATTGGAAACAGTAAAAAGGAACACGGTTAATTGCCGTTCCCTATGGTAAAAAGATACAAAACTATAAGGACAATCCGCAGCCAAGCCCCTTCATTGTAAAAGATATGGGGAAGGTTCAACGACTAAATGGAAGTGGGCTTTTTTGTATGAGAACCTTGGTTCAACTACAAAGAAGCTTAAGATATAGTCTAATCTCACTAGTAATAGTGGCTGAATCCGGGGATTTTAAACCTTACATTGTGGTTTTAATCAACAAAGTTCAGACATATAAAATTGTATTCTTATAGAACCTATTTGGTTTTTATAAGAAAAATACGATTTTATATGAGTAGAATATGTGATGCAACTAGTTGCCTTAATTTAACTCGTCATAGGGCACAAAAGTATCCAACTCAAAATATCTGAGCACTATTTTGAGAAAATTGTTGTTGTGGTCTCAGGATTTTTAAAATTGTTTTAAAAATCATACCAAGATGCTAGTCGTTTATTGAAATTAAATAAATGGCGACATTACCAAATTGACGGGAAACCCTTAAAGATGTAAATACTAAACAATTTATTAAAATAAATTGTGGCTAAGAACAATACTTAGGTATAGTAAAAAATTTACATATGATAAACAATATTCTTTTAAATACTTTTCAAAATTATTTATTAGAATATTGTTTTGAAATAGGCAACCCGCAGCCAAGCCTCTAAATCCGCTATGATAAGGACACGAGGAAGGTTCAACGACTAAACGGTAATGGGCTTGAAGAGATTAATCACCTCTAATGATGGCTTAAGATATAGTCTAATCCGTAATTTTATATTGTTTGGGCATTATGTTCCTCATATAAAATTAAATATCCGGAAACGGACGGTATAAATGATGGCGCACAGGATGTTTTCCTCACCGGAACTCCTGAAATTACTTTCTGGAAGGTGTCTTACCGTAGACACACCAACTTTGCTATGGAGAGCATTGAGCAGACCTTCTCTGGTCAGGCTGACTTTGGCCGTCGTGTCACTGTCACCATCAGCAGAAATGGTGATCTTGCTTACAGAACCTACCTCCAGGTGACTCTCCCTGAGATTAACCAGACCATGAAATCTTCTGTTTCTGGTGCAGGTGTTTTCGCCCGTTGGTTAGATTTCCCTGGTGAGCAGCTTATCTCCCAGGTGGAGGTTGAGATTGGTGGTCAGAGAATTGATCGTCAGTATGGTGACTGGATGCACATCTGGAACCAGCTTACAATGACCTCTGAGCAGCTTAAGGGATACTACAAGATGGTTGGTCACACCACTCAGCTTACTTATATCACCGACCCTGCTTTCGCCGCCGTCTCTGGACCTTGTGCTTCTTCTGGCGGACCTTCTCAGGTTTGCGCCCCTAGAAACGCTCTTCCTGAGACCACCCTCTACATTCCTCTTCAGTTCTGGTTCAACAAGTCCCCTGGACTTGCCTTGCCTTTGATAGCTTTGCAGTATCATGAGGTTAAGTTCAACATTGATTTCCGCCCCATTGGTGAGTGCCTTTGGGCCGTGAATGACCTTACTACCGCCACTGCTGGTGCTAACTCTGTTACCACTGCTTACCAGCAGTCACTTGTGGCTGCTTCTCTCTACATTGACTATGTCTTCCTTGACACCGACGAGAGACGCAAGATGGCACAGAATCCCCATGAGTACCTCATAGAGCAGGTTCAGTTCACTGGTGACGAGAGCGTTGGTTCAAGTTCGAACAAAATCAAGCTAAATTTCAACCACCCTTGCAAAGAATTAATTTGGGTTGTGCAACCTGATGCCAACGTGGATTACTGCGCTTCCCTTGACCCCACCTCTGTCCTCTACAAGACCCTTGGTGCTCAGCCATTCAACTACACTGACGCCATTGATGCTCTTCCCCCTGCGATCCACGCTTTCGGTGGACCTGCTGAGACTTCTGGCAGTGAAGCTTTCATCGCCTCAACTGGTCTTTTCCAGATGCCAGGTGCTGAGGATGTGTTCACTTCCGCCCCTGCTGCTAATCAGGCTTGGGGAGGCCAAGCTTTCGGAATCAACGGTGGTGCCATTACCGGCTCTGCTGTCTCTGATGCCGGAACCTTCGTTCTTGCTGAGTCCGCCCTTGACATGCACTGCTGGGGTGAGAACCCTGTCGTCACCGCTAAGCTCCAGCTTAACGGCCAGGACCGCTTCTCTGAGCGTGAGGGTTCCTACTTTGACACCGTCCAACCTTACCAACACCACACCCGCAACCCCGACACTGGTATCAACGTGTATTCCTTCGCCCTTAGACCCGAGGAACACCAGCCAAGCGGTTCATGCAACTTCTCCAGAATTGACAACGCTGTTCTCCAGCTTGTCCTTTCTTCCCCCACTGTCGCTGGAACCGCCACTGCTAAAGTGCGTGTCTATGCAGTCAATTACAACGTGCTTCGCGTAATGTCAGGAATGGCAGGAGTTAAGAACATAATTATTAAATTTTATATATTACTTTTGAAACAATTTTTAATAAATTATGTTTATGGCTCAGAAAAACAACCTGCCGCAAACAAACAGGCTATGTTTGCGGATAACTTCAGTTTGACCCCTGTTTTAAGTGTCAGTTGTTAGTGAGGTTTTAAAAACCTTGCAAGACTTACTTGTTGTTCGGGAACCCCCTTAGAGCCTTAACTACGAAGTAGATATGAGAAATCTATCTATGGCAGAGAACAGAACTCTGGTATCGTAAAAATGTTAAGGATTGGGAAATCCGCAGGTCAGAACCTAAAGACGATTTAAAATGCTAGTCAATGGTTCGGCTTCAGAGACTGAACGGTAGTCGCTCGATGATGATGGTATAAGCAACCAGAGTCGGGTTAAGATACAGTCCACTCCTATAGGGAAACTTATAGGTATAAAGGCGCCTATTCCAATTAAACATCTATTTTTGTTATTTTTTGTGTTATTAAAAAGAGAAATAAATAATTTATAATTTTACTTATAAATTATTTTTGCTATAGTGTTTGCTCTGCCACAAAGCAAAAAAGGTGAATGTAATAATAAAAAGGCAATTTTAAGTAAAAATACCGCAATATGGCATTGTTTATAAGTATTTAAAGGGTGTAAGTTAAACTTACACCCTTTATAAGTATTTATATGATGTACATCATATATTATTAACAGCCACAATGCACATATTTTATTAGTATTTAAAGGGAGTGCATAGTATGGACGCCCTTTGTAAGTATTAACTAATTTTAATATATGATAAAAACAAAAACAATATTTGCTATTATTATATATAACCAAAAACAATATAAAGACAACACGTAATATAATGTATATACTACAAAATGGATAACTCTTTTAACATTGTTACACTTATTGAAACCAATCCTATTAGCCGTTTGTCTAATGAATACAATAACAAATTTTTAACAAAAATTAAGGATAAATTCAATGAACTGGAACAACAGATGTTCGTTTCTTCTTTTTATTGCTACTTAAATTATCACCCAACTAACGATTATGTAATAGATTTGGATAATATCTGGAAATGGTTGGGATTTTCTCAAAAAGGAATGGCAAAAAGAACACTAGAAAAATATTTTACTATAGAAAAAGATTATAAATGTTCGCTTTGCCGACCGGCAAAGCAAAAAGAAGATGGTCGGGGTGGTCATAATAAAGAAACTATTTTATTAAATATTAACACATTCAAGCTATTCTGTATAAAAACTGAAACAAAAAAGGCAAATGAAATACATGAATATTTTATAAAATTGGAGAGTATTTTACAAGAAATAGTCCAAGAAGAAAGTAATGAATTAAAACAACAACTAGAACAAATAAAAACCAGCAATAAATACACATTAGAAAAAGAAAAGGTATTACAGAGAGAACAATTACTATTAAGAGAATTTGCTTCTTCGGGTTCTCTCGTGTATATTATAAAAGTGAAAACATTTGAAGATGGTAAATATTTATTAAAGATAGGACAATCAATAAGGGGTGTAAAAGCTCGTTATGACGAACATAAAAAAAATTATCCAGAATGTTTATTATTAGATTGTTTTTCAGTATTGAAGAGTGGTGATTTTGAGAGATTCATTCATACCAATGAGAAAATAAGAAATTATAGATATAACGAATTGGAAGGACACGAAAAAGAAATAGAATTATTCTTGGTAGGGGGAGGGTTGTCTTACGACATTATAATTCGTCTCATCAAAGAAAACCTAAAAACATTTAATGAATACACACGCGCAGATTTTGAAATATTAGAATTAAAAAATGAGAAATTAGAATATAAGATTCAGCAACTAAAACAAGCACTCAAAGAACAAAAATTATATGTAGAACCCACCCCTATTATCCCTATACAAGAACAATATAATCCTCAAAATATTATATTACAACAAATGCAGAAACAAATTAATGAAATCACTGAAAAGATTACCCCATCTTCACAAACAAAAATAACAACAGGGTTCAACGAAATCAAACAAACAGTAGGACCACGCCTATTAGAAATCAATCCCGAAACATTACAAATCAATAAAATCTACGAAACGGTGAATGAAGCCCTCAAAGAATCCAACTTCAAATTGAAACGCCCGAGTATCCAAAAAGCCGTAACCGAGAATACAGTATATAATGGGTTCAGATGGCTTTATGCAGACCGCAATGAGAACCCTGAAGAAACGATAAAATCACTAAAGCAGACAAGACAAGTCAAACCTCAAGTAGTAGGCTATATAGCAAAATTGAACCAAGAAAAAACGGAAATTCTCAATGTGTATCTAGATAGGAAAACAGCATCATTACAAAACGGCTATGAATCAGCATCAGGGTTGGACGCACCAGTAAAAAATGACACGGTGGCGAGGGGACATTATTATATTCTCTACGAAAAATGCCCCGATGAATTGAGAGAACAATTCGTCCAGAAAAACAACGGAAGAGAACCCCTGTTATATAAAGAAGGTGTGGGTCAATATGACGCTAATCAAAATCTACTTCAAGAATTCGTCTGCAAATATGACTGCATAAAATCACTACAAATGAGCGATAAAACTTTGGCAAAAACATTAGATAAAAATGTCTTGTATAACAATCATTATTATAAGAAACTTGGAAGTAAGTTGTCTTGTATGTAAAAAATTGATTGAAATTAGATATAATAAGTTATTTATATCAAAAGAAACGAAATGAAATTTGTATCAGCAATAATATTTTACTACATTGATTATTGGAATAAATACACCTTTGTAAAAGCCACAGAAATAAAGGAAACAGAGTTTTTTCGTGAAACCAAAAGGCAGTATTCACATTATATTATCAATAATATAAAAGAAAGGGTCCTAAAAAAATTAGAAAACTTACAAAACATTGATGTAAGTATAAAAGTTTATGATGACGAAAACATAACACATAAATTTATATATTCAGTGTTCAACGAAAATATAAATCCAACCCCAGAAAAAAAATTAAGTAAAAACTACGTAGTAATTGTTGTAAGACAAAATCAAAAAACATTATTTATGGGAATGGTATAAATTATAGAGCAAGTTATGTATTAACCTCCAGAACGCGGGTGTTAAAACACCCGCGTTCGTGCCCGATTTTCCTTATGGAAAATCGGGTGGAGGTATACCTCTTAAAAACGCGATCCGTCCCACACGTGGGACAGACCGCGTTTTAGAGCTTAAGTATTATAATATGTATTCCCCCACCTGATTTTTAGTAAGGAAACATTGAAACCGTGCACTTTTATTATATCCGTCATTTTTTTTATGTAAAAAGTAATTATATAAAAAGAAATATAAAAAATAATATCCAGTATCAAGTATAATAATGGCAACAACAAGTTCTACTATTCATACACAAAAAGATTTGTTATTGAATAATCTTATGGAATATTATAAGGATAAGCAGAACCTCAATAAGATGATGAAAATCATTAACGGGGAATCTAAAATATCGCTTCGTATTGTGGATTGGTTTGTCACCAATTATGCGAAAAAATATTACACGGTTTATGAAATAAAAGATATAGACGAAAGGGATAAAAATGGCGACGAAAACACTACTCGGTTCAAGGTTTATAATGAATACAAATTATCTTTAAAAGCTTACCGGAAAGTTTTATTTGATCCTTTTTGTCGATGGGAACGCATAAGCATACCATATAGTGAAGATAAATATATGGAGACCACACTTGGACAATTGAATTTTTTCAAGTGGGCTATTGAAAATGATATATTGAAATTTATTGAGACCAATTATGAAGACATTGAAAGAGATATGAACACAAGAAACAGCACCAGTAAGCGAAAAGAGGTCATTGGTAACGAAACCCGTAAAAAGAGAGAAGAGTTGTCTGTGTCCGCTTGTAAATGCATTAAGAAAGAGACGGTGAAAATTATTGTCAAGTTCAATTAGAGATTGTGTCTGCTCTACCGATGGGAAGATCAGTCGTTTAATTTATTTTTATTTTTTAAAATAAAAATAAAACACCATACGTGTCTGCTTATGCTTTTGAAAATAAATATATTAAAATCAATATAAAGACGCGCCCATATACTATTATATAATACTCTGTTATTACAATGTCTTCCACCACTGCGCAACCATCTAACGTTTTTGATATTGTTGAACTTATTGAAAAGAATCCAATTACCAGACTTACAAATACATATCAAAGTAAATTGATTACAAAAATCAAAGAAAAATTTAATGATAACGAACAACATTTATTTGTTGCGAGTTTTTACTGTTTTTTGCATTGTGACCCAAATGATTTTGTTATAGATTTAGATAATGTATGGGAATGGTTGGGGTTTTCTCAAAAGGCAAGAGCCAAAGAACTATTAGAAAAAATTTTTGTTTCCGATAAAGATTATAAATCTATGCTTTCTCTTGAAAGAAAGCAAAAAAAAGAAGGGCGTGGAGGTCATAACAAAGAAAAAATTATGCTAACTATCAATGCATTCAAGCGTTTCTGTTTGAAAGCAGGAACAAAAAAAGCCGACCAAATACACGAATACTATTTAAAAATGGAACAAACTCTACAAGAAGTAATTAACGAAGAAAGTAATGAATTAAAACTACAATTAGAAGAACAAAAGAAAACCGTTGAAGAAACAAAAGAACAATTAGAAGACCAAAAGAAAAAATCCCAATTAGAAAAAGAATTATTAAGAGAAAAAACGCTATTGGAACAATTTCCAGATAATGTTCAGTGTGTTTATTACGGTGCAGTTGATGACGTATCGGCTTTGAATGAAAAATTAATAAAATTTGGAAACTCTAATTTTCTACAAAACCGCATAGAAAAACATAAAAAAACATACACAAATTTTCGCCTATTAAATGTATTCAAAGTATCAAATCAGATTCTCATTGAAAATTTAATAAAACAACATCCTATTCTCAAAAAGAAACGAAGAAATGTTGTGTTAGATGAAAAAAATTATACAGAATTATTAGCTATAAACGATTTCACTTTTGACCAAATTGATGAAATGATAAAAAAAATAATTGAGGAAAACCAATATAATATAGAAAATTATAATAAACTATTAGAAGAAAACTATGAACTGAAAACACAGGTGAAAAAATTAACTGAAGAAAATGAAAAATTAACTGAAAAAAATAAGAAATTGGGTGATAAAGTAGCGTCACAGAATATTTATAAAGATACGGGGAATATACATAACAATCTACCCGATAGAGGTATGATATTATACGTATTTGAATGCAAAGACAACACAACTGATAAATACAAATGTGGTATTTGTAGAAATGACAATTACGATAAAACGATAGAATTCAATAAATCATTATATAATAATGGCGAAGTTGTTCATACAGTAAGAGTATATAATGTTTTTACGGAAAAAATGATGATGTATTTATTGAAAAGTCGTTTATTACATTTGGGGAAGGAAATTTACAATGGTTCTCTTGATGACATAAAGCTAATATACGATATTATTGTAAAAAACGAAGAAAAACTAATGGAACGTAATGTATCATTGCAATACATTTTGGACTTTTTTTCCAATAAAGCAGTTGAACGAGAACATCAAGAATATATAGAACCTGATGTCCCACGTCAAAGAAAATCCGCACGTTCTATAGACCAAGTGAATCCAACTACAGGGCAAGTCATTGCAACATACAAAAGTATTGAGGAAGCAGGAAGAGAGAACGGAATAACAGGGTCGGCGGTTGGAATTGCACTTCGTAATCACTCATTATCCAAAGGATTTATTTGGAGATATACAGGGATTTCACCAAATGACCAAATGAAAAACCAACCAGTAATCAAATATTGTTGTAAAACGGGAGAGAAAACTTATTTTACAGATATAGCTTCTGCAGCAAGAGATTGTAAAATTTCCGCACCCGGTCTTCGTAATCGTATTCTAACAAAAGTTCATATAAACGACCATCATTGGGTCTTCAATAAAGAAGCAGGTTCTACTCACTATGAATAAAAAGACACCCCCCCAAATCAAATAGGTTCATTCGCCACCCCAACTACTGGTATCAAATCATCAACAACAAAATAACTGTTTATATTTGCTGCTTCGTGAAAGTTTTCCTCGTTTTTATTTTTATTCTTCGTTATCCAATGTTCCTCTTTATAGTCTTTATTTTCTTCGTTCAAATAAATCATACCAAGTGATTTATATAATTCTTCAGTACCTGTTATAGCATCTAACCCAATAACTGTTTTATCTTCAAATAATTTATAACGCCTATAATGTTTTTGAATGTTCTCAACTAAATAATTATTTGTAATTTTGAATAGTAATTTTGCTATAGTCTCTCCCTCGGGTAAATTATTCATAACTTTTTTCATAATTGGACCTAACGTTTCTGGTAAAAATGATCCGTTTTCTTCTTTGTATAATTTTGTAAATGAACAAATTAAATCAATATATACACCGTGGAATTTTATATCAATCTCTTCATCTTCATTATACCCTGTAAAAATATATTTATCATCCGTCGTAAAATGTAAAAATCCTAAAACGCGTGTATCATAAATATGATGTAACGAATTATATACAGCAATAATTATATTAGAATTATTTTCTTTTATTATTCCCTTATATCCATCATCTTCAAAATAAATGCTTAAAAAATCTTTATAGTCACAAAGGGATGTAGATGCACCTGGGTCTTTTTTATGTGCATTATATCCAGAATATTCTGCAATATTTTCAAACAAAATATCTAAATACCTTTTTACAATTTGGTTGTTTTCTGTATTTCTTTTATTAAAAATGAAATAATTTACTTCATAATCATCATTTGTTATAGTATGAATTTTATTATGATTGAGATTTTGCATTAAAAGATGGTATAACTCTGAATCTCTTTTCATATCCATGGATTCTTCGGTTTTCTGTTTTTTTCTAAGAGGGGAAGACCCCTTCTGGGTTTTTCTCATTTTCAAAGAATTCTTATGTTTTTTGGTAGATTTTGTTTTATGGGTTCTCATTAAATTTTATATATTTTATTCATAAAAAAAATACATAAAGAGTATGATTTAAAATGTTCAAGGGTGTATAATGACTGAAGAATATGAGTATCTACCGAATGGTTTAATAAAACAAGTAAATTATAAAAAAATAGAATATAATTATAATTATAATGAGAAATACAATAATTATAAAGAGAAAGGTGCTCAATTGTCTTATTTACGATTAGGAATACTATTGGGTAAATTAGGTTTTACGCCCGAAAAAATATTAGATGTCGGATATGGAAACGGGGATTTTTTAAGGGCATCAAAAACCGCAGATATAAAAGAATGCTGTGGTTATGATTTATCAACGTATCCCGTCCCCGAAGATTGCACAAAAGTGGATAGTATGTATACTGAAAAATACGATGTAGTAACATTCTTTGATAGTCTAGAACACTTTGATGATATATATATTATCAAGAACATCACAACTGATTATGTATTTATTTCGGTTCCACATTGTCATAATTATTCAAAGGAATGGTTTATGAATTGGTATCATAGAAGACCAAACGAGCATTTATGGCATTTTAATGAAAAAAGCATTGTATTATTTTTCAAAGAAATTGGATATGAACTTATTTATATGTCTAATTTTGAAGATACTATAAGAAAAAATAAAATTGTATATCCAGATAAAAACATATTGTCGTGTATTTTCAAAAAAATATAGTAGCAAGAATCATATTTATTTATACAATAACACAGCATTTGTTCTGTTTCAAGTCTTGCGGAACAACATTCGGGTCTGTAGGTAAATCAATAGAGGACCAGATTTCCCAATGTGCACCCCAATCAGAATACGGATAGTAAGTATATCCAAAATCCCCCCAAGCCAACCCCCAAGAATTTCTCAAAATATACCCATCTTTGTTATATCCAACAATAAGAACACAGTGACCACCTTTTGAGGTATCCCCTTCTTTTTGTTTCCAAAAACTTTTCCCGTTATTATAGCAAGGGAATGCAACTAAACACGGTCCTTTATTCACAAGAGCGGTTTTTAACTCTTCTTGTGTATTTATCTGGGCATAGGATTTAATTTTAAATTTAGAGGCTTCGTCAAAAGCGGATTGAGGAATAACAGTACTAGGTGGAACATCTGTAGTAGAATATGGATATAATGAATCCGCACAAATTCCTGATTTTAACAAGATATCCATGGCATCACGTAAAAACATACCCTCAGTATCCCTATTACTTCTATTTTCATATATAAATTCTGGGCTCATATATCTATTTTTTCCAATAACTTCTTTTTCCTGCCATTCTTTCATCGCAGAAGTAGCAAAGGCAACACAAGCCCCCTTGGAACCTTGATTACGAATAAAATTCATTTCTTTTCTATAATCAACCGATTGTGGAATAACATCTACAGATAAAACACTACATTTCTCTCCATATTTGTAATCTCTAGTATCAACAGGCGATTTAATTAAACCCAGACCAAAGTTATTATCGTTTGACATTGTTATATTGTATAAAAATATAATAATATCTTTTATTTGTTTTTTTTAGGTGAGTATTTCAATAAATCCAAGGTTCTACCTATAGTTGGAAAATCCATTTCACCAAACACATCTTGTAAAAGAAGCCATTCAAACATTCCTCCTTGATAAATGTAAATTTGTAAAAAACCCAACCCCGCTAATTGTCTGTATTTATGTTCTACAGTATCATCTAAATTATTTTTACCATAAATCATAATTTTTTTTCTATAATTGCATTTTTCTAATAAGTCGTTTATAGTTTCTTCTTCCTTGTCATATAGTAGTGTGTTCTTGATTAAACAATGCTGTTCTACAGAAGATAATGTATTAATTATAGTGACTGCGTCCTTTTCATCAATTAATATTTTCACATCTTCAAATCCTATTTTTTTAATATTTGAAAAAAACCAATTCATAAAATCCTTTTACATAAAAAATAGTATAAAATAACTACTATATCTTTTATTGGTGTTTGTATGAAATTAATAGAACCATCCAGAGTCCAGAAAAAAGTAATAACTTGAATAATGGTGTGTTAACTCTGTGTATTACAATTTTACTATATAAATCTGGTTCTTTTTCAAAATACTTACCTTCAATTCCACATTTGGATTCGTCATTTCTACAAGAATCTGTGTAATCAAAAATTATCTTATCACTAACAATATTTTTTACACCGAAATTACTACAACGGTTATACCCTGATGTAAAATCAATATCAGTTGCATCTGGAATAAAAAATTTACAATTTCTACAAGGATTTATATTGATATTTTTGATAAATTTACCAGCATCGGCACACATATAAAGAATCTTACTATATTTCATCTTTTCAATTCTATAAAGTATAATGTCTGTTGTCTTTATCTTCTTATACGTTTCAAATGTAAAAAGGTGTATAAGTAAAAAATTGAAAGAATATAAAAACAAGGTTCTATTATTACAGACCTACAAAATAACAATAATAAAACAATGGACCTTACAACTCAAAAGAAATTAACTAAAAGTGAATGGGAAAGCATTGAAATCTCGGTAAGCGAGAACGAAAAAAAAATTTTGAATGTGATTATGAATGGCTATGACAATATAAACATAAAATACAATGATAATCTTTCACTGGCACAATTTCTAAAAATGTCTACCCAAGAGAACCCCGAATTAGACGTCTACTTTTTCAAAGAATATTTTGCAAAGGAAATAGAAAAAATGATTCTATCTCCGAAAAAAAAACCCACACAATCATTTATTTATATAAACGATTTAATGCAAAACTGGTTTCAGGAAAATAACCCAAATGCATCATCCTCGCAAAAAATAAAAAAGGTGGATATAATGAGAGTCCAAAATCTTTCTGCAAACATAAACCAACAAAAAACAATCATTTTTGAGTTTACACTGCTTTCATTAAGTGAAAAAATGTTCTCCTCTTTACGCAATGATACTGACGATTATGGTCTATTTCTATATACTCTTATACAATTCAAGAAAATTTCAATTCCACAAATCAATTCCATTGTATCAAAGTTCGTTGATTTTGCCATAAATACAGGACTAGAGAGAACCAACTTAACAAATGTCTTTCATCGTTCTTTTGAATTCATAGAAAAAAACCCCTATTTATTGAAATACCAAGATATTTCGCTATTTCCTCATCAAAAGAACCTATTTACTATATTCAATAATAAAGCCAAAAGAGATACCCCAAAATTGGTTCTATATTCTGCCCCTACTGGAACCGGAAAGACTCTTTCACCACTGGGATTATCTGTTAATTACAAAGTAATATTTGTATGTGTAGCAAGACACGTCGGGTTAGCATTAGCAAAATCCGCCATATCGGTGAATAAAAAGGTGGCATTTGCATTTGGGTGTGAAACTGCGAGTGACGTCCGTCTTCATAATTTCGCCGCTATAAACTACACTGTAAACAGAAAATCGGGTGGCATATACAAAATAGACAATAGCATCGGCGACAATGTTGAAATTATGATTTGTGATGTAAAATCCTATATTATTGCAATGCATTATATGTTAGCTTTTAATAGAGAGGATAACCTAATCACATATTGGGATGAACCTACGATTTCAATGGATTATGAAGAACATCCACTGCACGAAATAATACACGAAAATTGGACAAAGAATATTATATCAAAAGTGGTATTATCTTGTGCAACATTACCCAAAGAGACGGAAATAATTGATACTATTATAGATTTCAAATCCCGTTTTGAAAATGCGGAAGTGCATAATATCACAAGTTATGACTGTAAAAAATCTATTCCCATGATAAACAAAGACGGAAAATGTGTTCTGCCTCATTTGTTTTATGAAAATTATACAGACCTTACAAAATGTCTAGAGAATTGCAATAAAAACAAATCAATCTTGCGTTATTTTGACTTGGAAGAGATTATATCTTTTATTGAATATATCAATAACAATCGTTTTATTGAAGAAAAATATTACATTGAATCCTATTTTGAATCAATTTCTGACATTACAATGGATTCTATTAAAATATATTATTTGGAACTATTAAACAAAATCAACCCTCTTCATTGGGTTCTTATTTATTCACATTGTAAAACCACACAAGAATACAAATTTGAAAAAAACACTACCGATTCACGGTCTTTGCGTAAAGTTGCGAGTCTTTCCAATGAAAGACAACCTATAGGCGGTACTGCAATTAAGAAAATGAATAGTGTCTCCGTTTTATCGCCACCACCGCAAGCAATGTCAGAACACAGAAAACCCATCACCATCTCATCAGCAACCCATGCAGAAAACCCAGCAAAGGGAATATTATTAACAACCACGGACGCACATACTCTTACAGATGGGCCCACTATTTTCCTAGCAGAAGATGTTGGTAAAATAGGGAAATTCTATATACAACAGACAAAGATACCAGAAAAGGTTTTTACAGATATAATGAACAAAATAAAGGACAATGACGATATCCTCAAAAAAATCCAGTCTCTTGAAAGAACTGTAGAAGACCTACTTGGAAAAGACGCAAGTAAAGAGAAGAAAATGGAGAGAGAACTATTGCAAAATAGAGAGGTAAAAAAAATGACGGAAACGATTACTTCAATGCAAACCCAAATAAAAGTGGTGAACCTGGATTCAAAATTCGTTCCCAATATGAGACAACACCAAATGCTCTGGAATCCCGAGAGTGAAATTGTTGAAAACGCATTTACACCGAATATTGACGAGGCGTCAGTAAGAGAAATTATGGCAACAGAGGTGGACGACCAAATGAAATTGTTGTTATTGTTGGGTATAGGCACATTTACACCCAATTTGAACAATGGTTATATAGAAATTATGAAAAGATTGGCATCCAATCAGCAATTATTTATTATAATAGCACAAACAGATTATATTTACGGAACTAATTACCAATTCTGTCACGGGTTTATAGGCAAGGATTTGACGAATATGACACAACAGAAAATTATTCAGTCTATGGGTAGAATAGGAAGAGGAAATATTCAACAAGAGTATTCTATTCGTTTCCGTGATAATAATCATATTAAGACTTTGTTTGAACCGGATACAGTCAATTTAGAGGCGGTCAATATGTCAAAGCTGTTCTCATCGCCATAAAAAGACAAAATAAAATCACATAAAGAGAACCTACAATACATAATAGATTGGTTTACTTTGTAGATATAGAAAATCATATATAATGACTCAAATTATAAAAAACACTTTTTTTGTCTTCTTTATTATGAGAATGTTCTATGTAATAACAAAAAATCATTATAAAGAATTACAAGAGAGTAAATATGTATTACCTCTTTTACAAAAAATAAAGACCATAAAATCTCAAACGACTGAAGTAGTAACAACACAAGAATGTGAATTTACAAATTATATAGGCATTGACAATTTGTATGAAAAAATATATAATTTATATCAATGTTCTCACAAAAATAAATTAGAAGCGTTTATTTTTGGAATAGCAGAAAATATTGGTTTCGGAGAAGACAATAGAGAACATACTCCAGAAAGCGGGTTTCAATGGAATAAAAAGGAAATATTGAAAACAATCATAGAAAATATTCAATATTATGCGTATAGAGTAAATCCAAAGGAAAAAATAACCTATGAAATAAAAAAAAGTTATAGGAACATTAGGTTTGAGTATGAGAAAAAAAGACTGGAATTGTTTTATTATATTGATAATCTGATTTGTGAAATAGAATATTTGATTAACTCAATTATTTTATATTTTTTATTTTTATGTAAAATATGCATGTTGGTTTATTTTTACTGGAGTAATTTTTAGATAAAATATAATTATATTATAAGTAATGTGTTGGAACCAAGATATATCAATAAATACATTTATTTTTGCTTGTTTATCGCTACTATTTATTTTCTTTACAAATACTTTTACAAAGTATAAAACCCCAACATTTGATAATCCATTTGTTTATTTATTTTTATTATCAGTTGCGGCAATGCAACTAATAGAATATTTTTTATGGCGAAATTTAAAAAACGAAACTATTAACAAAACTCTTTCGCAAAGTGCAGCTGGTTTTATTATATTGCAACAGATAGTTCTTATGCTAATGATACCAAATTTAACTATTAGATATACAATGTTGTTATTTTACACATTTTTTACAATTATTTATTATGGTTATAAACGAATATATAGTCCTATTCATTATCATACATCTATAGGAAAAAATGGACATCTATCTTGGGACTGGATGAACTATAAGGGTTATGAGAACATTTGGATATTTTTATGGTTGTTATTCTATATATTACCGTTGTTACTAATAGATAATTTTTTATTATCATTTTTCATCTTATCGTGGTTGGTTATATCATTAATTTTTTATTTTAAATACCAAACTTTTGGTACAATGTGGTGTTGGGGTACTAACATTTTTCTATTATACTTCATAATAAATATATTACTAATTCAACCATATTATGAGTATAATTCATTATGTTAGATTATTAGACAAAAAACAGACATACAATTTTTATTTATTATGATAAATCGTAATAAATAAAACTCAAAAAACTAAAAACAATGTTTTCAAATCCCTCCAGTAACACTAAGTGCAAATGGATTTCCTTTCAAACTACTCAGTATTTCAGGGTTGCTTCTATCTAATTGAATATTTTGATAATTCTTATTATTATTTCCCTGTAATTTACCAAAAGTATCTACACCGGGGGCTTGATAAGGCATTGAAGGTGCAATATCGCGACTATTTTGAAGAAAGTTCTCTTTCGGTGCCGTTTTCATGTTAATATTAGAGTTCATTAAACTCATATTCCCCTGCACCATGTATCCTTGAATGGTAGAAGATTTAATATCATTATTGCGTTGGTTATATTCTGCATCATAAGGACGCGGTTCTCTTGCCCTTTCTCCTGCACCAGCAACACCCGCATAATAGAAATTACCGGTGTCCATTCTCGCATTCTGGATAGGTTGATTCTCGGTTACTTGATAAGCACCACCTCTCTGGTTTTTATCAACATTCATATGAAATTTAGAGTTCTCGGTAGTCTCGCGGATAGTTGGCGCTGGTCTATCCGCAGGATTAAAGATATAGGATTGTTCCACAGTTGATTTGGCGTTCTGGTAAGGACGCAAGGTTCCCACGGTGTTCTCCTTTCTGGATGGGCGCAAAATATCTAATAAAGGTGCAACCACAGCCCCAATACTACTACCCATAACACCATAATAATCACTCTGAACATTTTGACTGCGATTATTTGCGTATGATTTCGTGGATTGAAATCCGTAATCGGCATCATTTGCATATCCTCTACCAACTGCGTCTGCGGCCAATAAAGGAACTTCACCGAATTGTTGATTTTTAGAGGGCATATGTTCTCCGTCTACATAAGTGGAGTTATTCACATAAGATGCAATACCACTGTAACTCACAGCAGTTTCTGGGCGACTGACATCACGGTCAATAGGAATACTATGAAGGGTTGGTCCTTTCACTGCACCGGTAGTTGTCATATATCGGTCTTGATTAAACTCAAAGTGGCTATCAGGACGGTGTTTCTCGTAAATACCTAGATTATCAGTTGTGCTGTTATTTTTAATAAGACTGTCTGCAGGGCCCTCGTATCCGCCCATAAAAAATCCACTTGCCTTTGGTTTATTAGCAATACGAAGCTGATCAACGGTTGGGTCCATCCATTTCTCACGAGATAAAAGACCTGAATTAAATCCCCCTGCACCCTCATCTGTATATCCTAGACCTACCCCAGGACCAACTTTAACTTGTTCAAAAGGAATAACATTTGCCATTTTTTGACTGGGATTAACACGCGATTGGAAAAAATCACTCGCATTTGGTGCCCCATACGCCCATTGCAGATTGTCGTGAGGAGAAAACATAGGTGCCTGTTCTTTCTTTGAAAAGACCTGAGAACCAGAGCCACTATAGGTATCTAAAATACCCTCAATAGATTGCGAAGCGGTTTGTGTGGTTCTCAGATGGCTACCGAAATAGGGGACCATATTGTTATGTTGAAAATAAGAACTGTCTACTTCGTTCCCAGATAACGACCTATATTTTTTACCATCATTAGAACTTTTATCTAAAGTTGAAGGGTTGAAAGAGATTGCATTTTCAAAATTAGCATTTGTGTTCCAATATTTATCCGTATAAACACCATTAGAATCAAATTTATTTACAACAGAAAGGGAACTCGTTCTATCAGTATCACTATTTACAACCGGATATTCTTCAGGGTAATTTCTATTGGGAATATCGGTGTTAGGAAGTAAATTGTGTTTGTTTGTAAATGGTTCATTTGATTTTTTGGATTGATTATTAATTATATATAAACCTGCAAGTCCAATAATTGGTACGGCTAATTCCATGTTATATTATAAGCCTACAAAATTGTTATAATGTTTTGATTTATTTCACTAAATAGAAAAATAATATAAAAAAATGGTTTTACAATTTATTTATAGGTTCTCATCAAAGATGGAAAAAATCAATGAAACGACTGAAACAAAAGATTATTCCAATGAAACTCAATACCCCCCAACTAAAAAAATATTTTCATTAGGGTTTCGGTGTTCTTCTTCTGCAATTCTAAAAAATCTTGGATTAAAAGAAGAGAGTTATCCTTTTGATTGGTTAATTTCGCGTCTTTCTGTAATAAAACGGTGTATAGAAGACGGTTTCAAACAGTTTTTGAACCAAGATAATTACGAAAGACGCTATTCAAATACTTACGAGATGATGGATAGTAAAGACGGGTTTATTTGTGATGAACATTTGATGGTGAATTTGTTCTACCAACCCTCTGACAAAATGGATATAGATAATACATATCAATATTACCTTGCAATGAATCATCACAATATCAAAGAGGACAAAGATTATGACTATTATTGTCGGTGTGTAGATAGGTTCATGAACACCATAAATGATAGTTCTATTCTAAAAACATATGTTCACATAACACCCCTTATAACGACCGAAAAATATGAAGAAACCCGAGAAATGATTCTTAATGAATGTAAAGAGTTTGATTTATTCTTAAATAATAAGAGTAATCAAACAACAAAGGGTATATTTTTTATTCTTGTTAAGAACCTTGAATTAGAACATTTTACACAAAGTCTATTATATCAATCACATGATACAAATACGAAAATATATCTTGTGAACACTAACCGTCATTTCATAGATGCCGGTGAAAAATTTATGGGTAATTCGCATTATGAGACTGAGTTTATTCGCGAAACGATACATTCTGAATTTATCGCTTAGAAGAACGTTTTTTGTTAGAACGATTCTTTTTAGATTTTCCTTTTCTGTTTTTTCTCTTACCACCAACTGCAGATGCAGCACCAGGGGCAGCACCAGGGGCAGCACCAGGGGCAGCAGGGGGTGTTTCTTCTTCTTCAGGTTCAGTATCGCTACCAAAATCTAATGCAGTAGCTACATTAGGTGATTCAGTAGAAGTAGTACTTTCGGTAGTAGTGGCAGTGTCTGGGACATTAGGTACAACATTAACACCTTCTGGAGTTTCTAATGGAGTGTTTTCAACAGGGGTTTCGCCATAATTTACAACATTTGTTCCTTCGGCGGGTTCTTGTGTTTCATTGGTAGGTGTTGCAAAACCTTCTGTGTCAGGTGATACAATAGAAGGTTCAGCATTCATTTCAGGGGCATTTTCTTCTTCCATTGGTACTACTAAAGGTAGAGGTGCTACCGCGGGCGTATTACGTCTTCGCAGTCTTCTTCTGGTTCTTCTATTTGTTTTACGATGGTGAACATATTTTCTGGTTTTCTTGCATTTCTGCGTTTTTCTGTTTTTCTTGTAAAATCGTTTCATACCACCAGATTGTTTTTGTGTTTTTCTCTCAAACTTTGCCATTATATAGAATAATGAGACAATTTTACAACAAGCCCAATAAAAAAGGAATGTGAAATGTCTAAAATACCAAAAATAATAAACTTTAATATGAAAAAATATAAAGGTTTTAACAACTATACATAAAAAGACCGATGAAACAAGAAACACAAGAACCCCATGAAGCCCAAGAAACCAACGAACAAGGAATCACTTATGTAACTTGTTTCGTGAATATTTACGACGAAGAACCTTTTCAACATAAGAACGCAGAATGGCGCATAGAACAATTTGAATTTATAGCAAAAACTGGTGTAAATATTTGCGTATATTGTGACGAAAAAACAGCACCCTATTTAATAAAAATGCAAGAGAAATATGACAATGTAAAATTAATGGAAATGGAAATACCTTACAAAGAAACTCCTATATATCAGGTCTGTTTAACGCCTGAACTTTCTCTACCTGAAAGAAGGTTTGAAAAAAAGGACACTGTAGAATACATGTCGCTAATGAATACCAAGATAGAATTCGTAAATGACGCTTTAACAAAGAACCCTTTTCAATCAAGAATATTTGCGTGGATGGATTTTAGTATGGCATATATTTTTGGAAATAAAGGGGAATCATTAGAACATTTAAAAAGGTTGTCTTTTGAGAAGAAATTTGTTGAAAGGTTCATGGCAGTGCCTGGATGTTGGTATCCGATACCACCCAATAATTGTAGTGCAATTATTAATAATATTCACTGGAGATTTTGTGGGACGTTTTTTATTGGCGATAAGGAATCTATGAAGAAATTTCATTCAGTTTATAGAGAACATTTTCCTAGGTTCATTGAAGAGCAAAAGAAATTAGTTTGGGAAGTTAATATATGGGCGTATCTGGAGGCAAATAGTGATTGGGGCGTTCAGTGGTATTCCAGCGACCACAACGACCGTATTATTCATTTACCCGATGAGTTTTTTCTACAAGAACCAGAACCTATTCATGATGTAGATAATGAAAATGTTTGAAAAAAATGAAATAAAGATAAAATATATAATCATATAAGAAATGTTTTTTCTATTGTATATTTTTTTATCAAACTTGCATTTTATTACTGCTGATTATACATCAACCTCATCTTTTAGAGAGGTGATATCAAATGACCATATAGTTTCTTTAACCAACTTTTTGAGTGAAAACCCTAATATTTTGTTAAGACCTATGTCTTTACCAACCGGAGAACCAACTTCATTGCCAACTACAGAACCAACTATAGAATTTCATACACCAAAGCCTGTATCAGATAAAGAATTATTAATTCCAACCGGAGAACCAACTTCATTGCCAACTGGAGAACCAACTATAGAATTTCATACACCAAAGCCTGTATCAGATAAAGAATTATTAATTCCAACCGGAGAACCAACTTCATTGCCAACTACAGAACCAACATTAGAATTCCCCACGTTATATCCTACACCAAATAAAGAATTATTGATTCCAACAATAGAACCAACCTCATTATCAAGAAGTAATTGTAGTTGCCATTATATTCCAAGAGATTATGTAAAAACAATAACAACAAATACAACAAAAATAATAAATATTATAACAACCGAAGTAATTATTGTAAAATATACAAAATAATAGCTAATACAATCTAAGATATATAAGAAACTATATAAAGATACTCCAATAAGTATTTTTATATATACGTTTAAGAATGATAACCCCCGATTCTGTGATTGATTCTGTGATTAACAAAACCAAGAAATACATTGATGAAATTTTGATGCCAATAATAAACAAACACGATGTAGCATTATGTGGTAATATTTTCACAGAACATCATCATAAAAATTACACCGACATCTATATAAATAAACAAAAGAATTTTGTGGATATATTGACAAGGGAAACTGAAGTCAAAACTGTGATGGAAATTGGATTCAACGCTGGGTTCTCAACACTTCTAATGTTAATGTCAAATGAATCCATCACCGTAACTTGTGTAGATATTTGTGAGCATCCTTATGCATTTGATTGTTATACTCAAATTAAAAAAGATTTAGGGGATAGAGTTATTTTACATATTGGCGACAGTAGAGAGATTTTGCCAAGATTGAAGTCACAATACGACCATTATGACTTGATTCATATTGACGGATGTCATTATACAGATGTAGCAGAATTAGATATAATGAATTCATATTTTTTATCAAAGAATGGTACGATTATTATAATGGACGATTATGATTGCACGAATCATCCATTTAATATTCGTGGATTTTGGGACGGTTATTCTCTAAGATACAATCTAACGCAGTATGATGTTAATTTCCCCAATCCTTTCCATGATATAAAGGTTGTGACAAATAAATGGGAACCTGAATACGATGAAAATAAAAAATGGTATTGTTATAATAAGTTAAAAAAATAATTAAAAAATACAAATATGTTCTATAACAAAATGAAAATATTTGTAATAGGCGATACGATGATAGATATAAATCATTATGTAGAAACAACACGAAATGCACCGGAAAAGGCATCTCTTCCTATATACAAAATACAAAATACTGAATATATTTTAGGTGGTGCTTGTAATGTCGCCAATAATTTGTCGTTTTTTGAAGATTGTTCGGTGGAACTTATTTCTATTATAGGTAAAGACGCCAATGGCGAAAAAACAAAAACATTATTAAATGAAAGGCAAATCCGTTATTATTTACTGGAATCAGAGAACCGAAAAACAACTAGCAAGACACGTCAATTTAATAATAATGTTCTTGTGAACCGAATAGATGACGAAGATACATTTGATATAAATAAAACAGAAGAAGAGTATTTATGTGATTATATAACAGAGAATTTACAGGGCGTAGATGCAATAATAATATCAGATTACAACAAGGGGGTATGTTCTCCCCATTTTTGTAAAAGAATCATAAATATTTGCAACAAGAATAATATTCTTACTTTTGTAGACCCCAAAATAAACAATGTTTCAAAATATAAAAATGCATTTTGTTTTAAACCGAATTTACAAGAAGCGTGTGAAATTTCGGAAATAAACAGATACGAACTTAGTGGTTGTCAATGTTTAGAACCGATATTTGAAAAAATAGTTGAACTTGTTAAATGTTCTCAAATAATAATTACTGCGGGAGAGAAAGGTATTTTTTATAGAAATCAATCAGAAAATGAAAATTACAATGAGGATGTGGGAATACATAGGATATGCCATGAAAACAATAGTCAATTAGTTGATGTTACTGGTGCAGGAGATATAGTATTGGTGGTATATACATATTTTTATTTAAAAACCAAAAACATTGAATATTCTCTGAAAATGGCAGAAAAGATAGCACGAAAAAGTGTCTTGAAAATAGGAAATTACAAAATTACTCAATATGATATTCAAGAGTCTCATTTGCATATTCTAGGTTCTCAATTATTACAAAATAAGGTAGTACAAGAAGATGAAACCGATAAAATAGAATATATTAGAACCCATTACGACAATGTGATTTTTACAAATGGTTGCTTTGATATATTACACTCTGCACATATCAAATTACTTAAATTCGCCAAAAAAAAGGGTTCTGTACTCGTAGTGGGTTTGAATACAGATGAAAGTATAAAGGAAAACAAAGGTTCTACTAGACCTATAAATAATTTACAAGAAAGAATAGAAATCTTGAAAGAGTTTGATTTTATTGATTATATAATACCGTTCAAAGATAAAACCCCTTATAAAATATTACAACAATTGAAACCCGAAAAAATAGTAAAGGGCGGGGACTATAAAAAAGAGGATGTGGTGGGGGCAGAATTTGTGAAAGAAATCGTTTTGTTTGATTATATTGAAGGAAAAAGTTCAACGAATGTTATAGCAAAAGTAGGTCAGATAGCGTTAGGTCAGATAGCGTGGTAATCTTTATGAGTATGTTAGAAAACATCATACACCTTTGAGAATTGAAAATGCGCATGGATACATAACTTTTTACGTAAAAACGCCCCCTTTTGGGACGTTTTGTAAGTGCAAAGGTGTAAAAAATATGGATTATTATTTGTTACTTATTGCTACTTACTTATTATTACTACAAACTAACTAACCTACTGTTCACCTACACACCATCGCCTTCATCGTCTTCACCTTCAACGCCTTCAACACCTTCATTTTCGTCGTCTTCGTTTTCAAAGTCACCGTCTTCAAAGTCACCGTCTTCAAAGAAGTCCTCTGCGTAATCAATAAATGCATTTTTACATATTTTTTTAAATTTACAATTCCTAAAAAACTCAAATTGTTCTTCAACAAACCACGGTTCGTCTTCATACATTCGCATCAAGTCTATGATTTTGAAGTGAAAGATGGCCCCTGATTTTTTAATAAATTTGTCAATGTATGCACAAAACAGAAAGCAAATTATAAATTTATGTGTATCTCCGTCAATGAAATCCGCCATAGCATCTCCCACGCCAGCATTTTCTGCGGCAACAATAGCTAAAATAGATTCTTCGTGATAATATTTAACAAACTTATCGGACTTTTCGCAAGGGTTCTCATATAACCAGTTTGCAAATATCAAATCAAAGTGCATTTTTCTTGTCAAACGTTTATTTTTTTTGAAATTCATATATGAATAAAAACCCTTTTTGCATATGACATCCTGTAAATATTTGCCATATCTATATTGGTAGTGTTTGTAGTTGTTGCATTTATTTTTCAAGAGTTTTGCAGTAGGTGGTTCTCCCACAAACTTCATAATATGGTGGCAAACATCATAAGGAAGTTGGTTGTAAAGTTCAGGGATGTATATACTCATTTTTTCGGTGTGTTATTATCTTTATTCTTTGGTACTATAGTAATATAAAAACAAAAGTATTTCAATTTTATAAACCATTCTTATGAAATATTATATTGATTTGGACAATACACTTTGCATTACAAAAAACGGTGATTATGAAAATTCCGTCCCAATAAAAGAGAGAATAGAAAAGGTAAATCAACTTAAAGACCAGGGGCATATTGTTGTCATTTGGACGGCTAGAGGGACGGTTTCAAAGAAAGATTATACAACTTTAACAAAGATTCAATTAGAGAAGTGGGGAATAAAATACGATGAACTATTATTAGGAAAACCAGATTATGATATTTATATAGACGATAAATCGTTTCAAGTAAATAATTTTTGGCCTATATTAACATATACAAATCCACTAGAATCCCTTGAAAATCAAATAGTGATAACAAAAAAAGAAACACCTATAATTGTCCCGAAGGGTTGGGGAAAGGAAATAATCTTTGCAAATAACGCAGAATATTGTGGTAAAATTCTTTGCTTTGAAAAAGGTAAAAAGTTCTCAATGCATTACCATCTTAAAAAAAAGGAGACATGGTATGTTTTATCAGGTTTGTTTATTCTTACCTTTATAGATACAGCAAATGGAATCTTTTATAATGAAATAATCAAAAAAGGGGATATTATAACCAATGAGAGAGGAGAACCTCACCAATTGGAAGCTTTAGAAAACGCAGAAATAGCAGAAGTATCAACAGAACATTTTGACGACGACAGTTATAGAATCTGGAAGGGAAACTAAAAAATCTCAAATATGTATATAGTAAAATGGAAAAGTGTAAAAAAGGATATAATCGTTGCGCGTCAACCAAAAAGTGTTATAGAAAACATACCGAGGTTCTCAAAAAGAGATGCAAAAGAGGAACCAGAAAATGTGCGAATAAATACTGCTTCAAAACCCGCAAATCTTCACTTTCTAGATCAATGAAAAAATAAACTTTTCAATTTCGTCCAAAGAAATATCAAGAATACTGTTTTTGTTTTCAAATTTAGAAAAACTGTATTTATTATTACAATCAAATATATAAACTTTTTTGACATTATTCATTGTAATCGTGTTTAACAATCCAGGAACAACCCCATTATTTACAGCAATAATGATTTTTGCGTGAGTAGACATACTTGCAATATCTTTTACAGATGACCCAGTGTCTGTTGTGCAAGGAATTATATCATCAACCTTTCGCGTAGTAACAATTTTGTATTTTGAGTGAAGCACGCCAATAAAATGATTCCACTCATCATCATTAATTTTAAATTGCCCAGAACACGCAAATGAATTATTGATTAAAATATCAATATTTTTATATCTTTCATCTAACAATTCATATCTTCTTACAAGGTCATAATCAAAATATTCAAATTGGGTGATTGTTCTCGGAATTTTCAAATGATTCAAAATATAATTATAATAATGAATATAAAAAACGTCAAAGCAACAAGGATTATTCCGTATTAGTAAAAAGTTCAATACGTCAAAAAAATTACGAATCCATAAATTCATACTACAATCTTTAAAAGGAAATATACGAATATTAGGAGAACATATAAAATCTTTCACTTGTCCAATGTATTCATCAAGTATGTAATAATGTATGTGAATATCATTTTCTTCTATATATTGTTTAATATGATAGAACATAATCATAACAAAAATATTATCACCTAAATGTGCATGATTACATAACTCAATTATTCTCATAATAATAATAATTGTATAAATATTATTATTATTATAAATCATACTTCCTAACGAAACAAAAAGGTCCCGTCATTATTGGAAACCACTGGAATAGTAGGAACAAAATAATCCTTCTCTAAAATACGGGTTTGAATGTTATCATAGAATTTCTTTTCGGTATTTGCAAGTGGATTTAAAAAGGGTTCTTCCCATCTCGCAATTTCTGGATTTCTATACATCCAAGCAGGATGAGTCGCCCTGGATTCTTGAACAATAACATTAGGTTCATCAGGATATGATACTTGAGAACTAGAAACAGAAGCCGTTATATAATCTACAGAATCCCTGTTTATTTTTCTTGTAAGACCATATAAATCATTTTCTATTTGAATGGTATTGGTTCTCGTATTTGCGCCCCAATTTTGTAATCGTATTTGAGGGTCTTCAATGAAAGGTAGTCTATCGCCGGGACCAGGGACATTCAAAGCATATCTTCCCGCATAACTACTTTCTGAAATCTGTTTTTGTATTCTGTATGGGTCATCGTGGAATCGTGTAAATGACATTTGATTAGTTATACATTCTTGAGAAAAATAAAACAAAAACAAATATAAAACAAAAACAAATATAAAACAAAAACAAATATAAAAAAGAAGTATCTTAATACTATTATTACAATGTCATCCAATAGACTCCCTAAACACGCTTCTACTGATAACACATTAATAGTGGAAGAAATAAATAATACACCTTATCGTGAAGAATCTGGTTTTACCAGAATTGAAATAGAAACAGATGATGGATATTTTGATACACTCCCACCACCACCACCACCACCAGTTCCACAAGTCCCACCAGTCCCCGCAAATATCACAACATACCCTACCATATCAATAATCCCCACAAAAGAATCCCTTGCCATGAAGATTGCATACAACACATTAGGTACAGAAAGAAAGAAACTGTGTTTAAATATGATCGTCAAAAACGAAAGTCGCGTAATAACCCGTCTCTTGGAATCGGCGCTAAAATACATTGATTGTTTTTGTATTTGTGATACAGGAAGCACGGATAACACGATAGAAATAATAAAGGATTTTTTTGAAAAACAGTCACCACCTATTCAAGGCAAAATCGTGCAAGAGCCATTCCGCGATTTTGGTTACAATAGAACATTTTCATTAAAACAATGCGAACCTATTAATGTGGAGTATATTCTTCTATTGGATGCCGATATGATTCTTATCCCTACACTTTCTAAGGATGAATTTTACAACCGTCTAAAAGATGATGTCTATTATCTATTTCAAGGAACCGACACATTTTTCTATAAGAACGTTCGTATTGCAAAGAACAACATTGGACTTTCTTATTGGGGAGTAACACATGAATATGTAAAAACCCCCGAGGGCACTGTCTACAATAAATTTGAAAAGGATGAAGTTTTTATTAACGATGTAGGAGACGGAGGATGCAAATCCGATAAATTTACAAGAGACGTTCAACTACTTAAAAAGGGTTTGGAGGATGAACCGAACAATGATCGTTATTCATTTTATCTTGCAAATAGTTATAGAGACGCTGGACAATACGACAATGCAATTGAAATGTATAAGAAAAGAATTGAACTAGGAGGATGGTTTGATGAGGTCTGGCATAGTCATTATAGCATTGGTAAATGCTACAAATACAAAGGAGACCACGCAAATGCGATTTATTGGTGGATGGAAGCTTATAATTATTATCCAAGTAGAATTGAGAACCTCTATGAAATTATTACTTATTATCGTTGTTTGGGTAAAAACACACTAGCATATGGATTTTACAATATTGCAAATAGCGAGAGAAACCGAAATAAAAGCCGTGATTATTTGTTTTTTCAAAAGGATGTATATGATTATAAGATTGACTATGAACTATCTATTATTGGATATTATTGCAATTATAATAAATATGATCTCGCACAAGTATCAATGAAAGTATTAAATTATCCATTTGCAGAGGAAACTATTGCAAAGAACGTATTGAGTAATTATAAATTTTATACCCAATCTATAGAAGATTTCAATATTTTGAGTGATGAAAATAGAAGAATACTGAGAACCATTGGTAATTCTATTAACGAAATACAGGAAAGTTTTCCTATTTTTGTTCCAAGCACACCGAGTGTTATTTTAACGAAAGAAGGTAAACTCGTAATTAATAAGCGATTTGTAGATTATAGAATAAACGACGCAGGTGGATACGAAAACCGTGGTACTATTTCAACAAAAAATGTGATTGCTGTAGTTGATATTGAGGACGAAAACTGGGTAATTGACCGCGAATTCGTGTTACAATATAACAAAGACTTGGATAACTTGTATGTGGGATTAGAAGACGTTCGTCTCTTTTATCACAACAACCAGATTTATTTCAATGCAAATCGTGGGTTGAGTTATCATAATATGAAGGTAGAACATGGAACAATTGACTTAGAAAACGAATCCACTCAATCGGAAGTTCTTTTTATGGATGCACAAAGAGAAATAGAGAAAAATTGGGTTCTCTTTGAATACCCCTTCACACCAACAACATCAACCACAGCAACAGATAAAAAAATGAAAATAATTTACAATTGGCATCCTCTTGTTATAGGCGACATAGTTCAAAGTGAAACCCAATCAACACCTGTAGTTTTCAATAAAACGCATGAAATAAAAACACCTCATTTCTTCAAACATGTAAGAGGTTCTACAAATGGTATTTTAATAGACAATGAGATTTGGTTTATGTGCCACACCGTGTCTTATGAAGACCGTAGATATTACTATGAAATCATAATAGTTTTGGACGCCGAAACCTTTGAAATAAAAAAATATACCCCATTTTTCACATTTTGCAAAGAAAAAGTAGAATATACACTAGGGATGCAGTATTTTTCAACAACAAACGAATTTTTAATTGGCTATAGCTTAATGGATAAACAAACCGATTTTATGTTAGTAGAATACGATAAATTGGATTCTATGATGATGCTTCTTGACGAGAATTTTCAGTAATAGGATTCAAGGGAACCTCTTTACATAATCCAAAGGTTCTTCTATGCCATTGAGTAACACCATGTTCTTTGATACCGTCAAGGTGTTGTTTTGTACCGTAACCCATATTTTTATCTAATTTATATCTTTCCGCCAATTGAGGATATTCAGCACACATTTTTTCAACATATTCATCGCGTTCCACTTTCGCCAATATACTCGCACTTGCAATACCAATGTATTTAGCATCACCTTGTTCAATTGTTACATTCGGAATTTCTTTTAATCCACCCGAGCTTTCATCAAAAAGCATATAAGGTTTGAATCTATCACCATCTACAACAATCATCAACCCATCCGTCGCAACATTTTTATTTTGTAATAGATCGTGAATACATTGATGCATTCCCTTGTAAACCGCTTGTAGGATATTGATTTTATCAATTACATCAGCATCAATACATTGAATACTCCAGGCAAGGCAATGTTCTTTTATGTATTGTGCAACCTCTTTTATTTTCTTCTTTGAAGTAAATTTTTTACTATCTTTAATATTGGTTGCATCAAAACCATGCGAAGGTAGAACAACCGCCGCAATATAAACTCTTCCAAAAAGAGGTCCACGACCTGCCTCATCAATACAGATTTCGGTTTTATTGGAGATATCATAACACGGAAACAACACAGGTTGTTCTTTCTTAGCAGATTTAGACATTATAGCAATAACTTTACACAAACGGGTAATTAAGAGATATTAATAAATGCAAGGAATATAAGATAAATATAAAAATAAAAAACAAATCAATTTTTTATTTTTCCAAGTATAGAATATATGAAACTCACACCATTGATACTTTTCTTGTTGTTATTATTTATTTTAATAATATCTTTATTATTTAGTAAATTTCTACCGTTATATGGTGAGGAAGAAGGATTCATTAGTTTTGCCCTAGACAAAAAAACAAATGACTATGTATTTATTCCCCAATATTCATCTTCATCAACCACTGTCGTAAAATTATACGATAATTTATTCTTTGATACAAAAAACGGTTGTATAATTGAAGTAGATGGAGCTGGATATCTTGTAGGTAACACGAGTGTTTCTGGTAATACAAGTGTCTCTGGTAATATAGACAATACCGGTTCTTCAATTTCGGGGGTTTATGTTATTTCTAGAAACAATAATAATGTTTATCATTATACACAGGTTGCTTATGATGCGAATCACAATCTGGTGGGTGTAAATACCCCTGAAAGTAAGCTATCAAATATATTCTCCTCTTATACAGCTTACATATATAATACACTATCTACAAATACTGATAAATATACACTATTTTACATACCTTATGATACACAGACCTTTTTGCATGTTATTAAAAAGGGGTCGCCCCCTATGAACGCAGGTTCTTATTTTATTGACGATTATGGGAGTGTATCTTCTTACCAATTACCTTCCAATTCATCTATTACAATAGGAACACCTGAACACGATAACGACCCTAATAATGGAACAGTCGTTATTGATTCATTATATCAACCCAGTTATGAGATATTCCAGTTTAGCCACACAGTTAAGTTTGACCCAGATGCTAGAAATTTGATTATTAAAAATGATAAAACGCAAACTATTACTGTTTATAATAGTTCTGGTGCAATAATAACGGATTACCCAAACAACATGACAAATTCTTCTTCATTTAATGTATTTTTAGTTCCCGATAATGCAAACAATATGGTGCTGTGTATGTCCCACAAAGCATATACTGTAATTACTATACTACATTTAGACGGTACCGGTAATATTACTATGGATAATCCCTTTATTTTCAATGGAACAACTCTTAACGTATCACCTCAAACCAAAAAAGGGGGGCAAGGTCCTAATAGTGATTATTATATGTGGCTTGCATACTGGAATACTTTAGCAAACAACGGCGGTGGTAATATAGACGATAATTATATTCTAAAAACCCAGGTTGTTCCCCCAGTTTGCCCAAGCTGTCCTTCTTGTTCATCGTGTCAATCTGGAGGTGTATGTAGTAATTGTGGCGGAAACGGTGGAAGTGGAACAAATGGAAATAGTTATAGTTCAGGAAATAGTTATCGTAGTAATTCAGAAATAGGCGGGTTGCTAAGAGATGCTGGTTCTGGAACAACTGGTTTATTGAAAGACGCCGGTTCAGAGGCGGTTGACCTAGCAAAGGATACTGCATCAGGAACCGTTGGCTTGGCAAAGGACACAGTATCAGGAACCGTTGGCTTGGCAAAGGATACAGTATCAGGAACCATTGGGTTGGCAAAGGATGTTGCATCAGGAACAGCTGATTTTGTAAAAGATGTTGGTTCGGGTATTGCTGGTCTTGGTTCATCTTCTTCTGGACAATATGGACAATATGGACAACCCGGGCAACCCGGACAACCTGGACAACCCGGACAACCTGGACAATACGGAAAATCTGGACAACCTGGACAAGCCGGTGTTTCAAACATAGACAACTATTCACAATATGGGGCGTTATCCAATAATTCATCTAATTTCATTCCTATTACTACTGACTTCAGTAGGTTTTCAAAATAAATAAAGAAATGCGTCAAAATAACTATATAAAAAAATCATAGTTTAATAATTAAACCCATAAATTATTAAACCATGAACCCATCCATAACAATGAATAAAATTCTGGAAAGAGAACATATTGCCGAAGACATAAAAAAAATACTACAGAATTTTGATGAAAATAGCGCAGATTTAACTTATAAAAAGGGAATCTATATATACGGTGCACCTGGTTGTGGAAAAACCGAATTTGTTATTCAGTTATTAAAAGAAATGAATTATGATATAATAAAATATGACACAGGAGATGTAAGAAACAAATCATTAATAGACACTATTACAAGTGATAACATCGCCAACTGCAATGTATTGAATAGTATGCAAGGAAATAAAAAGAAAATTGCCATTATTATGGATGAAATTGACGGAATGAATAATGGGGATAAAGGTGGTATATCTTCTTTAATAAAATTAATACGACAAAAGAAAACAAAAAAACAAAAAATGGAAAATAAAACAATGAACCCTATTATATGTATTGGCAATTACTATATTGATAAAAAAATAAGAGAATTGATGAAAGTGTGTAATACATTTGAATTGAAACCACCTACAACAATTCAAATGACAAAAATGATTGATTTATTCATACCCAATTTGAAAACAAAGAAAAAACAAATTATGTTGAAATTTCTACAAGGCGATATAAGAAAATTATCTTATATGAAAAAAATATACGAAAAGAAACCGGAATTGCTAGACGACTATATTATAGAGAATATTTTCCATAACAAATCATATAATGAAGATGCAAAGAAAACAACGCAATTATTGATCAATAAACAGTTTTCTCTGAAAGAAAATGTATCGTTAATAAATGAAACCGATAGAACAATCATTGCTCTTTTGTGGCACGAAAATATAGTGGATATTTTGAATAAAACTGAAAAACGGGTTTCTATTCCATTTTACCAGACAATCTTGAAAAATATATGTTATGCTGATTATATTGATAGAATTACTTTTCAAAATCAAATTTGGTTATTTAATGAGATGAGCTCTCTAATGAAAACCTTTTATAACAATAAACTCTATCACGACAATTTCCCAGAAAATCAAAACAAATTCAAACCGACAGAAGTAAGATTTACCAAGGTTCTAACAAAGTATTCAACAGAGTATAATAATATTCTATTTATATTTAATTTGTGTCAGGAACTAGATATGGAGAAGAAGGACCTTATTTCCTTTTTCCAAGAATTGCGATTTTTATATGGAAAGGAATTTTACAATAATAATGAGGTTCTAGGTAATGTTGAAAAAATGTTTGAAAATTATGATATTAATAAATTAGATATCAAAAGAATGTATCGTTATTTAGATAAGAATGTAAAGAAAGATACGATTTTGGGGGAAGAAAAAGATATAGATCTTGACGCTGAAGATGAGTAGGGAACCTACGGTATAGGGGAACCTACGGTTCCCCCTATGACCCCCTCCCTGTAGGGAACCTACGGTTCCCCTACGACCCCTCCCTTACTATGTTACCTCTAATGCCACATAATGA